TGCTCAACTGCGGACAGTAGAAGTCTATATCTGTTTCCGGGCACGATGCTGCATCGATCGTATCGTTAAACGTCCAAGACAGATTCGGAGCATCCAAAGTTCCGGTCACACCAAATATACTAACACCATTTGCGATGTTTTCAGCCTTTAGATTTGCATCTCCAGCAACAGTCACCTCGCCAGTCGTATACACATTCTTAGCCACCGCCGTCTGACTGGATGTGGTCGGAGTAATGGTCTTTGCAGCTTGGGTATCCAACTGCTGTGTACTTGACTTACTGCCAGAATTGACATAACCGGGATTCTGAGTTGCCTTGGCAGTGATCAAGCCAGCTTCAGAAACCGTGATAACCGGAGTGCCTTGGAGCACTGTCGGAATCGCGCTGACAGTAACTTTAGACAACCCATCATAACCGTCATCCGGGTACGCATTCTTCTCATACGTAGCCGGAGCGATTGTTTTGGTTTGCAGCTTAACCTCTTTAGTGCCGGTAACCTTTAAACCCTTAACATAGGCAGTCTTACCTTTCATGATATCGCTTGCATTCGCCGTAGCATCGTAAGTGTCGACCTGCACGATATCATAGACATATGAAGGTAAATCCTCCATTTTGACGGAATCAGGAATGGCGGCGCCTTTACTAGCTATAGCATCCCTTATATACCCTTTTACTGTATTTAGCCGATCGATTTGACCTTGTATCCCCTCATAAGTTGGCTGCTCCGGTACCCTTAAAATCGGGCTTTTCTGTACGCTCATCGGCGCACCTCCTTAAATTGCAGCCAAGGCCGTCTCGATCGCGTCGGTCAGAGTGACAGTACCACCAGTGGTATAACCGGCAGGAATTGTATACGAAGTAGTAGTCAAACCGTCGATCGACGCACCGGTCGCACCGTTATTAGCCATAGTACCTGTCAGTTTGACAGCCGCCTTGGTTGTGGAATCGTAACCAAATACAATCTTACCAGCGAGGACATCGGGAGCCGTGCCAGTAGCTGTTGATGTATCGCCAAATTTAGACGGAATAGCATTGACAGTAACTTTAGACAATACTTTACCAGTGGTAGGTGCGATGGTCTGAGCTGCTGTCGTAGGAGTTGTAGACTTCTCCTCGAGAACGATGCTAACCTTGCCTGAACCGGAATGTTTACCCGCGGCAATCGTCACGCTCTGATTATCTTTGCTTGCATCGAGAGTCTTAGTAACCGTGCCATTGTCAGCCATTGTACCTGTGATCTTGGTTGCTACACCTTCAACATTTGTGATAGCAATTTTACCTGTCAGGATATCGCCAGCTGCTACGTCAGCATCGGTAGTGTCACCATATTTGGTCGGAATCGCGTTGACAGTAACTTTGGTCAACACTTTTCCGGTCGTCGGAGTGATGTCTTGAGCAGCTTCGGTGGGAGTTGCGGTCTTGGTCTCAGTCGAAATAGAGACTGTACCCTTACCATTATGGTAACCCGCCGGAACAGTGTAAGAAGTAGTAGTGCCGTCAAGAGACTTGGACACGGCACCGTTGTTGGTCATTGTGCCTGCTACGGATTCGCCGGTTGCAGTAACGATGGTCTTTGTCGCTAATACATCAGCAGCAGTAGCCGTAACGCCACTAACATTCTGATAAGCATCCGGAATAGCCTTAACCGTAACCGAGCTAAGACCATATTTACCGGCGTCAGGTGTAACACTCTGCTGCGATTTGGTAGGTGTTATTTCCTTAGTCTGTAAGGTGTAATTACCACCGCCTGCAACGCCCGTAACAGTACCACTACCATTGTGGTAACCTGCCGGAATCGTATAAGCAGCGCCTTCTGTTACTTCCGCTGATACGGCACCGTTATTAACTATACCGTCAACAGCATCGGCAAGTGTGTCAAGCTTGGCAGTACTGTTTGCTAAGCCGAGATCGATAAGTTTATCGCGAATTGTGTTTCTAGCATTTTGAAGTCTGGTAATTTCAGTTGAAGTGGACATGCTTCAATTCCTCCTTAATTAAATAGTTGATAATAGCGCATCAATATTACCGACAAGGGTATTGACCGCTGCACTTGTGATTGGTTTGGTGTTATCAGCTTCTGCTTCAGTTGCCACATCGACCGATAACACGCTGTTTTCATCTATTTTCAGTCCATTGCCCAACTTAGCTCCACCGACAGTATCGGCGCTCATGACAGGAACCTCCGATAATGAACCGGAGCCAACAGCTTTAAGCGTTTTATCGGGCTGAATAATATAGAGGTCAGCAGACGAATCGCTAACTACTACAATCTTTTGACCATAGTAATAAACGGTGCTAGATGAACCTGGAGCCTCAGCAGTTTGAGCTGCAGCTACAGCATCGTCATAGCTACTAAAATATGCATTGAATTCAACTGGAAGTGCTGCAGTCATAGACAGCGGAACACTAAAATTCAGTTTAGGTAAATTTGCAATCGCCATGTTTGACCTCCTTTCTTAAATGGTGACGGTATACTTATTCGCCGTATCGTTTGGATTAGCGAAGTCAAGAGTGTATACCTTGTAGTTGATAGCTGTGTAATTGTTTGCGCCGTTTACGCTAACGGTGCTAGAAGCGAATGCAGAAGTGATATCGGCATTCAATCCGTTCACATCTTTAATAGATGTAATGTCACGCAATGTGGCGGGATATGCGATAATAACTCGTTGCGCGCCGACAGGAATATTAACAGTAAAAGAATTGCCATTGGCTAATGTTTTACTGGATTTCTGTGCCAGAGCACGAATAACAGCGCTAGTGGTTTCGGCAGTCTTACTCATAGTCGTTCCGTAGAAACTATTACGATACCCGCTGATTGCACCAGTGGTTGCTGTTTTCGTCGCACCTTTAATCTGCCCGGAAGGATACTCGGCTTCGAGCGCCGTTATAGGAATGGCACCATCAGTGTACGTGCCGCTAATGGTGATTTTGTAGTTCGACCCATCAGGTACGGTGTACGCAGCGAAGGTTCCGCTTTTGGTCGATTTCGTCTCATTCGTCACATTATTGGTTGCTGACCATGTCGTGACTGTTACTCCGGTAGCAGGGCCGTACTCGTATTTACCTACATTAAACGAGCCGCTATAAGCAGGGGTCACACTTGTGCCAACCTCATATGCTTTGGCAGTGGTACTGCTAACCCCGATGCTCGGTTGAGTGATAGTCGGATTCTTATCTTCGCTGTATGCATCAAGCAGCAGCCCTTTCCAGCTCTTGCCATCAGACGGGATAGTGACTTTGCCTCCGCTCGGTTTATATTTACCGAACTGCTCCGTGAACACCATGTTACCTTCAAACACGACTTTATCTGCGCCGATAGACTCGATGTCCGCAACGGCATGAACCCACAGTTTACCCTCGGCATCAACGCCAACAGGAGTAGTCATGTCAGCCGACTTAGCATCAGGCTTAACACCGCCAAGCTGAGTTGAAGATGCAACAGGTAACTCATAAGGATCGGGTTCATCAATCACAACTGCTCCGGTTTTACCGTTTACAGATTGGACGGGAGCTTGGTCTGACGTGATATAGCCTGAGTCGTTGTCAAGATCACTTGTCTTGGTAGGGACATCTGCTGATTTCGCATAGGGCTCTAACGCAGATTCGGTTATGTAACCAGAATCATTAGTCAAGTCAGAGGTGGTAGTTGGTATTTTGACTGAGGACGGCATAGCACCAACATCTTCAGCCGTTAAGTTCACTTTCCCGGTCTTACCGTTTACGGACTCAACGGGGATGTCATCAGATGTAATATAACCAGCATCATTCTCAAGTTCACTTGTCTTGGATGGAACCTCAGCCGATAACACACCTTCTTCTGTAATAGTCAGGTTATCGCCAACTATAACTAAACCTAATGTTTCTTTTGTTGCCGGGTCCGATACTCCACCTTCATAAAAGACTTTCGGAGCTACAACAGTTCCAGTCAATTGTGATTCCATGGCGACAGTTCCAGTCAGTCGTGCTTCACGAACGATATCCCCGTCAACGGTTCCACGTTGTTCTTCAGTGTATGCCATTGTCAGGTCACCTCCTCGAGAATTACAAACTTGGAGGGTTCTATTATTGTGTATACTTCGCTGTTTTCCGTTGTTAGCTGAACGTCATATACGTACTTGCCAAACGAGAGGCTTTTAGTATCTTCCGGATCTATTCGAAATGTATTCGCTCCATGTGATACCTTCTGAAAACATAACTCATCATTCCTAACACTCTTCTTAACGGATAATGTTAGCGTATCATTCGGCTGCATATCGTAGTCAGTAACAGTTATCGAATTGTGAATTGCGACAGATAGCCTAGCGGTGTCACCGCGAGTTAAACTTATAGATCCATCAGTGCTTACATATAGCACATACTTCACCTCTTTCTATAGTGTTTTGTGCGACTTGCACATACTTTTAGTAGCGTTTAAAGGAACTTACAAAGCCCGACTCTATCATACGAAAGGAGATATATGACAATGGTGGGCTGCGAACACCGTATCGAGCCTTGTAAGCTCGTCTAAACGCTACTATGGTTTAGGATTGCTTTTCTGAAAAATCCCTCCGGAGAAATTTTGAGGAGGGCTGCGATGACAGGAGGGGGTGTGATTTTTGAGACCCCCTCCCCTATGCTTTTTGTCATCTATGTGGTTGTATTTTCTTCTGATTGCTGACTATTTTCAGAATTTCTTCTTACTTTTTTGTAAATGTTCATGAAATCATATTGAATTATTTCATCAATTGCTCTTTCAATTTCTTCATTTACTTCTTTTTCAGTCATTTCATCAGTAAGCTTTGCAATTCGAGCTAAACGAGAAGACGAATTGTAACCTTTTTCAACATCAAACAGAAACCAAGAAGTGAACTGTTCAAATGGATCAAAAGGATTGTCAATCGTTGTTAACATGCATTCACTTTCCATTGTTAAGCAGCTCCTCCTTTCAAGTACTTAGAAACTGTTGATGAAGAGACGCCAAGTTTCTTAGCAATCTCAGACAAAGTGTAGTTAGAATTACTCATTGCTTTGATTTGACTAATCTTAGCTTTACTTAGAGTTGTTGTTGCACGAGGCGTTGCTCTTTCTCTAAGATTGTCAATGTCTGTATTATCGAGTATCTTCTTAAGATAGTTCTCACTAATAGCGCCAGCTTGAATAGCTTCCCATTCTTTGTCTGTTATTTTTATAGAACGGTCTCTTCTGGAAACAGAGCCAACAGAATCTCTATATTTTGTTAGAGCTCTTTGGCTTGTTTTCTTAATGTCCTCTTTTTTAAGTTCCTGTCCTTCATCTTTAGCCTTTTTTATTTTTGCATTTACTTCTGCATTAGCTTTAAGCTGTGCCTGCCGTTCACGAGGGGCATTAAGTAATGCGGTATTTAATTTTTCCATAAGGGACTCAACCTCGGGCTGATATATCCTCTTGGCGTTCGCAGAATATGCAATCTTACCGGTGGAGGCCATTTCTTTACGGGCCTGGTTAGCCAGGGTCTTCATCCGGTTAGCGTAGTCAGCATATGCTCTTTCCATTGGGGTATCCGCATCAGATATGAGTGAGCGGGCATCGGTAGCCTCCGCCATACGAGTACTCTTTTGGGTACGGTATTTGGTAATGGTAGTTACCTCACCGGTACGCTTATTAACCTTAGGTACTTCATAAGATACATCGTCGGCTGTCCTCCAAATAAGAGAACCTTCTGGCTTGCTGGGATCATACCATTTCTTACCCTTCATATTTATCTGAGGGCTGCCCTGTCTTTTTAATACCGACTTCTCACCCTTACTTCTAGAAATAAGAGTGGAGGCACCGCCAGAATGTACTTTACCATCAGCATCAACATAACTCTGATACTTCTTTTTAAGAGAAGCTATACCATTGTCAATCTCACTCTGCTTATAATCCAACTTATGTTTCTCTGCATCAATGACAACCATACTATGACGAACTGCTCTAGCAAGCTCATCTTGTGTAGCACCTTTCAATGTCATATCAGTAATAAGATTGGATATGATACCCATTTGAGTTCCGGTATTCTTCATATATCTCATACCTGGTCGCTCAGGATATGCAGTCTTAGGATCAAATCCTTCAAGTCCTTTAAGCGGACGTGTAGATGTAACTTTAACTTTGCCTGCTTTATCATTTGTAGGAATACACATAACAGTATCGCCATCAAAGTCAGCACCAGATAACTGCTCTGCAACCTTACTGTTAATACCGACTGCATCTGAGACATTAGTGCCTAAGAGTTTCTTAGCCGCAGCATGTTTATTGTTAACAGTCAATACCGGAATCTCAAATGTACCGCCATGAGGATATCGAATAAGAGCTAGCTTAGTTCCATTCTCATAGTTAGGAGCATATATTTCAGTATCTTTCATAGTTGTAATCGGAATAATTACATGATACTTCTGACCAGGTAAGGCAGCAGCTTGTAAATGAACGGCAGCAGAATCGCATGAATCAGCAAATTTACCTAATAAATGTTTCTTAACAGTGGGATTGGTTAACGATTTAATCTCATCAAACTCCGCCACTTTATCTGCAGCTGCAAGATTAAGCTGTTTCTTAGCCATTTGCAATGACTGCTTAGATAAGAACTGAGATGGTAAAGCATCTTTCCAATCAGTCCAGTCACCTTCATCTGAGCGCTTATTTATAAGACCAAGTTTTGCACCTTTCGTATTAGCAGAAACTCGTTTTCCGGTTTTAGGATCATACCAATATTGTCCGCCTTTATCAGCATCTTTAATTAAAGAACCAAACGGATTATCCGGATCATCTTTAATATTTTTAAGTACATCCATTTTTGCGACAGACTTAGATTTATTGGTGTTAAATATAACATCTACACCATCTGGAAAATCTTTTACATCGCCATAAACAGCCATGCCTTTTATGTATTTCTTACCATCGACCATGATGCGAACCTGAGAATATCGAGACTCGCCTAAAGACAGGTCAGCTATTCCAGGACGAAGTTCAACGACACCATCTTTATCGATGCCGCCGTCTTCTTTGTAACGAATCATGAGCCTTTTAGAATCCATACTTGAAGGATAATTGAATTTCTTTTCATATGACTGCCCATCATCTCTAGAAATATATTCTTTGAGTGAATGGACATTTTCATAATTATAAATTTCCTTATGCTCGGTGCCGGGAGGACAAATAACCTTTTGATTGGTCTGCTGTCCTTTATTGGTAACCTGCGGAATACCGCCTTTATAAACCGGATATCCTTCAGCTTTGAGAATAGCTAAGGCTTGATTAAGCTTTTCTTTAGAAATATTAAGCTCACGCTCAACACCGGTACCGACATCAATCATGCCTCGTTTATCGATCTGCTCTTTTATAAATCTAGCAGTCTCTTTAGCCTGATTCATGCGAGCTTCAGAATTAGCATCAAGTAACGAACGAACAGTAGACTCATTGTAAGTCTTACCGAATCTATCGCTCATTTTTCTTGCAATCTCAGTAGCTCCTAAACCATCATCTTTTAAAGATTTGGCAGCAGCAACCTCGAGCATTCTTCTCTCGTCTTTAGCAAGAGCTTTCTCTGTACGATATTGAGTGGTGGTTAAACCAAACTCTTTCTTAATATTTTCAGGAGTTTCAGTCCAACCTTGTTTTTTGAGCTCATCAACGCGACCTAAGAAATCTCGACTATCATGCTGATAAGGGTCTTCTCCCGATCCATAAGGATATCGACCCGATCTTCTTGGCATTCCATAATGTTCTAATGAATCTTCATCTGAACCGCATCCAAAATATGACATCATTTCTTCTGCAATGTGATTCATTTTACCAAGCCTCCTCTGAATATGTGTGCTCTAAGATTTTGTTGAGGTGAACTATCTTATCCATGATAGCTACAATATCCTCTGGTTCGGGATTGTGAAATAAAACCTCATCATTCTGATAGATTCGTAACTCTATAGAAATATCGCTGGGCTTTACTTTGTACTCCAAACAAAAAAGAGCAGCATATATTTCGAGCTGCTCAATGTGGACCGGTGTTTTTCCTGTTTTTAAATCATGAATCCTTAGCATGTTATTTCTGAAGCTTATAGCATCAGCAGTTCCGAAAAAGAAATCAGAATAATATAACACGACTTCGGTATTCATTCGAAAACCTATAGCATCGTTTACATATGCATATAAAGTTTTCCTAGACTTAGACTGCTTGATTCCTAAATCAATTGTTTCTTTAGCCCAAGCATGAAGACGTGTTCCCATCTCTTTAGCTTTTAAGCCTTTAAATGCATCAATGATTTTTTCATCATCATACCTAAGCCACGCAGATTTACTTGCTCCGAATGGAGCGTGTAGACCTTCGAGGTTCGAATGTTTTATGAAGTTCACGCAGCACTTCCTCCTTGTTCTCAGGTGAAATAAATCTTGAGAATGACATTTCATTCATAAGACCAACATAATGTTCTTGGTTAGGCTGCCTTCTAGCATTCGCATTCTTTTTACATTCCAATGTCGCCCACTTGTCTTTATAAAGAACTGTTAAATCCGGAAGTCCTTGAATATAAGTAGGATCATTTTTCATAACCATGCAGCCAGGGAATTCTTCTTTTAATTCTTTAATAAGATTTGCTTGAAATTTGTTTTCTAACATTTAGTGGGTCTCCTTTCTAAAACAACAAAAGAGAAAGTGCCAGTTTTTGGCGTTTTTATTCTTTCTCTCTCATAAAAGGCTTTGTTTTTCACGCGAATTTTAGAACAGCCAAAAATATGTATTAATCGAAGTTTATAAGATCATCGGTAGAGCACCCTAGCACTTTAGCAATTTTCGTTAATTTGTATGCTGTCGGAACTATATGCCCTCCTAAATAATTAGATAATGTAGCTTGCGGTATACCCGTTTCTTTTGATAACACATGCTGAGTGATCCCTTTTAGAGCCATTAATTTACGAACGCGGCGAACAAAACGCATTTTCCAATCATGTTCATCTCGAGGACCATTGAAAAAGTCTTCAACATTTTCGGAACTTATGCAGTCTTTTGTCACATAGTCATAGCAATAAAATACGCCATCGTAAAGTTCTATAATAAGTTCATTTTTTTCAGTCGTATACCAATCTTTTATTTCGTCCTTCAAATAACGATGCTCTATCATAAAGTCGTCATAAATAAATCTATCTTTTCCTTGTGCCATAAAAAAAATCAACCTTTCTTTCATAAAAATGAATTATTGTACGTACATAAAATACTTCTGCCAAAAATTATGGGTTTCCAGTTAATATAAGGGTAAAATCATTATTCCGATTTCTCGCCCATATAAGTAAAAAGTACTAAAAAACGTGTTTTTGTGCAAAAAATGGGCAAAATCACCCCAAAAATGAATTATTGTACGTACATAAATTACTCTTTCGCAACCAACTTTCACTAAGTCCTTCCGAATTATTGTACGTACATAAAATAGTCTTCGAATTATTGTACGTACATTTAATCCTGATATTTTACAAGATTATAGTAAGTTCTCAGGCTATTTCTTATGATTTCAGCCTTCGATAAACCCTTTTTCTTAGCCATAAAATTGAGCATTTCTATCTCAGCATCACTCATTCGCAACCCGCAACGGCCATGCCTCGACCCCTCTTTTAAAGGCCTACCTCTTTTTTCTGCCATAAATTCGTCTCCTTTCTTTGTTTCGCTAAATTTTCAAGCACCGCTTGTTGATAAAAATAAGAGAGCCAGTAATTGAACCGACCCTCTTAAATATGCTACAGCCCGAAGCTGAGCTGCTCTCCGACATCGGGAGTGAATAACATTTGCTCGACCTGTTCAGCCGTAGGAACAACCGGAATATCAGATCTACATGTGACTTTCTTAGCATGCCTATCACTCTCGTGTTTGTAATATATAGCGAGAATCTGTTCATCAGGCATCGCCTTTACACGTCGTCTCCATTTATCATGGGGGTACATCTGTTTAACAACCGATCTCGCATAATCTATATCAACCCAAGCCATTGAATTCACTCCTTATCCTTAGATGAATAAATATCTTCGTATATCTCATCCTTAAGCTGTTTAATCAGAGCTTCGCGATCTCTTTCGTCTCTAGATGCTACCAAACAAGCCATAATCAAAAAGCCGACGAAACCGCCAAATATAAAGCAAAGTAAATAACCCCACATAGTAAGTACTCCTTTATAGTAGTTTCTCGCGACGAGCGTATTGGCGTCTTTTATCTTTGACACCCTGCTCTTTCTCCCATTTGCGCATGCAAGAATATGAGCAGACTACTTCACGCCGTTCTCCGCTGATATTACCCCATCCGCCGATCTTCCACATATGCTGTGCAGCCGGAACAAATTGTTTACCGCAGATAGGGCACTTGCTGGTTCGTTTAAGACTTTCAAAATATGCGTCAGCCATAGTTATCGCCAAACCTTTCCTGTCCTCTTATCACGGAGAACAACATGCTCTTCAATGTGGAAATCGTTGAGTTCACAAACGCTATGTAAAATATCAATCATCCTATGAAGACGATCATGCTCGATCTCAATATCGGCTCTTCGAATAGCTTCATAAGCAGTAAGGTCCAAGCAGGCGGAATGATTCCTCTTCGGATTCTCTCGCCCTTTGCTTTTCGTAGCATCATATAAAACACCCATTAACAAACAACTCCTAACAAATATAATCTTTTATGATCTCGTACTTATCCTTAGGTAAAATATGCTTATAACCCCAATCCCAAATGCAGTAGAAAGTATAGTCATAAGAATACATATCGTCGAACTCTACTTTAGGTTTATTACCGCCGAAGATAGCCAACGAGCGATAAGCAGCGATAGCATTTAATACTTTCATACGCCTCTTAAAGGTTATCTCGTTTTTAATAGTCATAAGTATGAGAACAAATAAAACAGCGCAAACAACTAACAACCAAAACATAACAATTTCTCCTTTTACGGCTTAACTTCGATATCCGGTAATATATCGGTATGGAAATACCATTTGTAATGATAGGGATCAGTATCGGTGCCTGTAATATCCTCAACTACGTACAGAGTGTAGTCATTGAGGTAAACATAATTTTTCTTGTACTCGTTCTTACCGGTCTTAAATGTTACAACCAGCTCTCTTGAAGAATTATTTGAAATACTCATATAACCTTCTGCCGAGAATATAACTTTATCGGTCCTGGCATTATAAACAGTTATCCGGCGTTCACAATCGAAATAGTCCGCTTGCTTAGACATATTTCTATTTACTTTATCTGCCTCCGAGCAACCAACGAATGCAGTCATAATTAAACATAAGGCCAACACAACACCAACAATTTTTACAATCTTTTTCATAACAATTTCTCCTTATTTAAATTTCTTATAATCGTCTTTCTCTGAAACATAGAATGGTATAAACTCAGGAACAATTCTCTGAATATATCCATTTTCGTCAACATAAACAGTCAGGATCCATCCTCCGAGATGTACAGAAATGCCTTTACCTCTCGTAAACGGAGTCTGACCCTGGAAGCAGCCGGTCTGGAAGCAATGAACATTGCGATAGAATATATACTCAGCTTTGTGATAATGACCGATACCTAATATATTCGGCTTGGAATCGCTCTCCATCGCTTCGATCATTTTCTGCGGTTTGTAAGATATAGCATAAGCAGTTCCATCCCAAGGATGCCGAAGCTCAAGTGTACAGTTCGGCGTGAGATGCACTACAGCACAGTCTCTACCTAAATACTTCATGTCCGTCCGTTCCCTCGCTATGGCATTGCCTATGTCATAACCGACATGTTTGTAAAGGGATGCGTCATGATTACCGGTAATGAAGTGAGTAGTGATGCCGCTGATCTTCGGATAGTTCTTCACAACATCATCTCTCAGTTCGTCAGCAGACGTACAATATAACTCGTACTCATGACCCGGTCTCATCTTCAAGCCGTCCGTAATGTCTCCGGTATGATACACATTAGCAATCTCGAGCTGTCTGCAAATATCATAGTATTTATGCAGCTGCGTGATTTGAGCATACTTAGACCCGAGCTGAGTATCACCCATAAGACCGAAACGAACAATATGATTGCCGTTCCAGTCCAGGGTGTAATCCTTAGGCTCAAGGTTTTGCAGAGCTATATGCTTTTCTTGGGTTATTTCCGTACCTTGGCAGTATTTTTTCATGTACTTTTGAACTTTGTTATACATACTGCCGCCGAATTCACTCTCGATAATTTTCGAGACTTCGCACGGTCTAAGACCCTCTGCTGCTAATTCTGTGGTTCTTTCTTGCCATTTTGCTTGATATTCGTTCATATAAAATGACCTCCATAAATTATTTCTCCTTTCTTTAAGATTTCTTTACAGCCGGTGTAGCCCGTTATTGCGGATTGTACATACGCCATAAATATTTCTTACGAGTACTTCTGAACTGGTTGAACGAACGCTTCGCAGCTCCGTATTTTTTCTGCTGGAACAGGTGAAACGCTGATCTCACCCAAATGGAGGGGCTACGCTTTTCAGTCTTACCCTCGGTCCTCATAATTTCTCTGATGTACTTTCTCATAATAATTTTCCTTTCATTTGTAAATTTGTTTTTCGCAGACTTTGGTTATGTTTTATACAGTAGGCGGATCGCCGGTACCCATAAAGTCACCTCCTTATACTCGAGCCTTTTCTTTTTTCTGCTTGCGGAAGTTGTAAAATCTAGTGGTCTGATATTTCGTTTCTCGAGGTCTTCGCTTTTCATGCTCGGCCATGTCAGCAGCAATCGCCATAGAACGTTCCATAGATTTGATAATGTCCCATGTGTACATGACGTTGGCAATCATAAATATTCCTCCTTTCCAAAAAGAAAAGAGCCTAAGTTTTCCTTAGGGCTCCTTCCATTTGTCGAATTGTTTCGCTTCCAATTCATAGAAATAATCATCCGTTATAACGATATCTTTAGTAATAATCAACCCTAATCCTAAAGGGGCTAATATAAATAATGCTGTAGCGTTACCTTCTAATAACAAAGGTATTAAGCTAAGCGCTATTAATATAGCTCCAAGAATTCGTTGCTTCTTTAAAGATTTCGCTCGTTTGTTTTTCTGATATTTCATATGTATCATGCTTCCTTTCATAAAGGAATATGTTTCCGACGCGAGTTAGTTATGTCCATTTCCTTTATCCTCGAGCCTGTTAAGCTCCGTGGCGTTTTTGTTCAAGCGCATCAAACCGCGTATAGCACTGGTGACGAAATACACAATAACGGCTAATACTATTACGGTCACGCCGAGTATAATCGCCGTAGCCAATGCGGTTATGCATCCTTTAAATATAAGCGATATCATTTCTCTTTCTCCTTCCAATTTACAGGTTTATGGGAGTCCATGTTGAACGGTATGCTGAGGCACTCGTCGCAAGGGTCGTCCGTTCCCTTCTTATCCCAATATTTGCAACTCTCGCAATATTGATCGAAATGCACCATTTTGTAATTGTCCATTAATCGTTAACCCCCCAATCATACTTTCGTCCGAAATATTTAATGTTCTCTTTAGGCAAGAATGAACGATAACCGTTTTTCTCAAAAAAGAAAACCTCGTCCATACAATGGTAATTACTGACACCGGATATAGTTTTACTTTGACCGTCTGTAAAAATGATCAATAAATCATAAACTACGTCATTCATTACTTATCCCTCCTCTCGTATTAATGACATCGCATCCGTCAGTTCTTTCCCCTGCTCAGGAGTGAGATCCGGTATAATCGGTCCGGCGTTGTCATCGTATGACGTAATTTTGAGCTTCTTATCGTTCCGTCCAGTAATTAGCTCGCTGTACGGCAAATTCTCAATCCATTTACAGAATTCAACCCACTCATCTAATTTGTGATTACAACGAGACTTATAAATATTCGCCAGAACCTCGTAATTCAGCATGACTGTACGTCGCTGGTTGTAAGAACTCGGTAAGAGCTGGATCATCTGCCACCAATATTTTTTGTCTTTGGTTTCGAGATACTTCTTTCTGTAGAAATTGAGCATGTGGATAGTCATATTCAGTGCCCAGATTGGAGTATGCACTTCCCCGTGAATACTTGGAAATTCAACCTCCTCGGTTGCAAAGTCAAAAATATGTTCACAACTGAAATCCTCCTGTGTAAACTCCTTATCCGCAATCTTGTGCATAGTCGAGCAAGAGTTTGCAACGGTGCCTACCTTATAGGTATCAAACTCCTTCCACCAATACAGTGGAGCCGTAATATCAAGATATACGGTAATCATCCGCATGAACTTACGATGGTCTGTGCCAGCATTACGGAGGCGAGTCATAAGGTTGCGATCGTTTGGACCGACATAATAATCTCGAGATTCAATAGAACCACAATCCGGGCAAATAACATCGCCCGTTCGACGATTACTTTCGATGCACGACAAATATCGACTATCACTCTTCTCCCAAGAGTTCATCGGATTACGCATGCCTCTGATGGCTGCCTCCCAGCCCATGACTTCTACGTTTTCAAATTTAATCATTTCTTAATCTCCTTTCCGTTTTCATCAACGAGTTTGATTTTAATGTCGTCAGGAACTATTTGGGCTTCCAAATAATGTGGAAGAAGAACCACTCCGGTCTTTTTCTGAGCTTTAAGACAATCAAAGATAGCCTTTAACCGCCCCTGCGAAGCAAGCATATTGCATTTAACTACTAAAATATCAGCCATTATTTTTCTCCTTTTTATCGTACTTTGACACTCCGAAAAGGATGTTCTTTACACCTACGTCCAAACCGCAGAAATGAACTTGATCTGCGATATCCTGTCTATCTGCTGCGGCATTCAGGCAACAAGCATCCTCTTCGCCATAAGATGTAAGTACACCCGCCGTTCTTACATGACGGAAACCATAAATATGATTAGCGTCACTTTCATCGATAACCGGAATAATAATTGGCATATCATCTGGGAGTTCATTAAGAATCTTTTTCAAATCTTTAACTCGCATATTCCAGTATTCATTTACGATTTCATGGCCCGGCTTTATTAATGCTGCAATATTATCATTCATTTGTTTTTCTCCTTTCATAGATGCCTGTAACATCAAAATATCCTTCGCTTTTTGATATAAAGGCGCAATCTTGTATGCTTACGGTTTTAAATTTTGTTTTATAGCCATACCTTTTAGCCCATTTTTTATTTATGCGTTTCTTTTTATGTTTGCGCTTTTGCACCTTATAGGGCGAGGCCACTAGCTCCATAGAGCATGACATATCATTCCCACGGGCCAAATCAATACCTGTTAGTTTTTTCAGAATATCTGCATTAACATCACATTCTAAAATTAACTCCGCAGATGCTGGATTTACTATACACATATTAGACATGTAATCAGGTATTTTTATGTCGTCAAAAGAAATGTCAGAAACATTTCCGATCCTAGTAAAGAGCCCATCACCAAGACGAATACTTCCGTCACAAAGCATAATTTTCTCCTTTCATTCAAATGGTATCTGCTCAACGTCTCCACCTTGTACAGTTACTGACTGCATGACACATTTCTTTTCTTCGTCCCAGAATAGAGTATCCAGAATATGATCAATATCATCCTGAATATCTTTATCTGTCATGCGCATGACCTCATACCCCGCGAGGCCAACGCGACTCCTCAGCTTTTGCATCACTGAAGCAGACCAACGTCTGAATTTACGAGCCTCCAAGCGCCTACTTGCAAAGAGAGCTTCGTAGATTCCGAGTTCATTTACGGCGAGCATATCCTGTGTTTTTCTTGCTCTGGAGCTAGCACCGGTTGAACCGGGGTCACATGTGATATACCTTGAATGGCGGTCAGATACTTCAACTCGAATTTTCTCCAGCATGTCTGGCGATAAACGCTGAGAAACTTTCCAAGTTTTCAAATCCAAAGCATCACAAATATCTTTAAGAATTGCCCACCATTCACCGTTAATTTCAATAAAGCGGATATCATACCCACACCAGGTTTCAATTTTCATATTATTCATAATTCGAAGCCTCCAATTTCTTTACTTAATAATCGATGCTATTATCAGCATGATAACTAATATGAGAATCCCGATGCTAGCTGAAATCCAAAGCGGAGAGAGTACCCACCACCAGGACCAAGTTATCTTGCCAAGAAGTTTCAGCACGATAAATACAATCGTTAATAAACCGGTAAAACCTACTCCTGTTGAACTTGAACTATTAGATGAATTTGCCATATTTTTTCTCCTTTCTTATTTGGATACAATCTTCACCGAATATCCGAGTTTCTTCTCAATCTCTTCAAGAGTCATTTCATGAACTTTAGGTTTGATAAGTTCATCGACGAAGTTAACGCATTTAAATTCTTTACCGCTCACGATACAATCAGCCTCACACACTGCTAGCTCGTCATCAAGAGAAATATAAGGGGCGTACATATATGACTCGTAAACCATATTAGGCAAACGAAGTAGAGTGACCGGAAAACTTACTTTAGGATATGTTCTCCTATAAAACCCGGATTCTGTTTCGTATTCATATACCAGCCGCATATAGCAGGTTCCGTTTTCTTCATATATGTCCGCCTTTTTAAGCTCATGATTATTAGTCATAACATTTTTTCTCCTTTCAATAATACATTGGCACGCCAACCCGAGCGTAGAGTCTATCACTGCCGCATTCCGGCGATTCGTAAATGCTAAAAGTGCTGTATAATTTATTAGAAGTCAGACAGAGCACTAGCTTACATGCTTCTTTCGCAGCCATGATTTCGTTGTAAACGCCGATTCCGATCATTCCATCCATAGCGCTGAATATGACAATATCGGATTCAAGCACTTTATTAAGGCATTCATCCATAATGATCTCTTCATCACCGCAGTCCTTAAATTTCAGATCAATCGCTGGATTAAATATCTCAGCATGTGGGAATTTCCGCCTAATCAGATCGAGCTCATACTCCTCGATCTTCGTTCCGTACTTCCACTGATGATGAGCGTAGTAAATAGTGGTAGGTTTGATTTCTTCTTTAACCGGTTCAGTTCCCGGTATTTCTCGGTCCCAACATTTTGTGCAAATTGCATTAGTAACTCCATGATCGCAATAAGAAGGATCATCTAGATAACAATAATCAGCAGGACATTTCGTGCATCCTCCACTATACCTCTCATTAATTTCGTTTGGGTGTTCTCTTTTCAATTTTTCTCTACAAGTCATAATTTTCTCCTTTCAAAATATAACTGTTACCAGTTAACATATATATCTAGCACACCAGGAGCGCAGCCAGTATCATATACTTTCCCAATACCTCTGGATGTTTCGATAACCGTTCCTTTAGGATATGTAGAAGACGATACGCAAATATAACCGTCTCCATCACAGACAAATCCTTCGCTGTTTACATGTCGTCCAGGAATGCTCAGTCCACCACCTGGCAACACTCTTTGTGAGTACCAAGTTTCTTTTAGACCGGTATTTGGATTCCAGTAAACACCGCCGCTCTTAGTTAAGCCAACTCCATTATATGTATAGGTGGGGGTAATTTTTGGTGTTGAGGGGTACCGGGTATTAACTATGGATTGAATCTCGTCATAGTCGTAACCCGCTTCGATTAAGCGAGTTTTTCTCTCATCACCGTTGCCCCAAAGACCGGCATTGATTTCTGAAATAATCTCCTCGTTCGATTTCAGAACCGGCTCGGTTTCGAGAATAACCTCCGGTTTAGGTATAACGAATTGTTTCGGTCGAATATCCGTAATCGGCGCTTCTATAGCCATAACGGGTGCGCAAGTAGCGATATCGAATACTAAGACCGCAGCCATCATAAAACAAAGTATTCTGCCCCCGAAGGGACATCGCGTTTCATTTTTTTCATGTTTGTACATTGGCAAAACCTCCTTGAAATAAAAAGAAAAGACCCGATGTAAATTACACCGAGTCTAATCAATTATTTAGATTTTCTATTTTGGTTCTTTTCGTGTATGGCTATACCTAGATTCATGATAGACGATACCAATGCACAAACGTCTTCATGTTCCATACCTAAGCTTTCTATTTGCTTAGCGTATTTTCCAATTTCCATTTGTAATCGGTTCTCACTCATTTCTCTAGTTTCCATTATTGTAAAATTTTTAACCATAATAGGTCACTCCTTTCATTAAGGAGCGTGTTTGCTTCGCGATTACCATTTCACCCATCTAGTCTCATTAAATTTCTTCTTCTCGCCCAATGCCTTACTGATTGCGAGATCGATTCCACTCCGAGATTTAATGTGGTAATAATATAAATCCCGGTACGGAGTGTTGAGACGATCAATACGTCCAGATGCCTGGGCCATGACTTTGTAAGAATAATTTTGGGAATAGAAGACAATGGTATCTGTCTTGATGCAATTCCATCCCTCGCAGCCGGCGGTATATTGCACAAGGTATATCCATCGTTTAGTTTCTGGTATAGGAGCATGGCAATGTCCATTCCATTCCGCGATACATACGTTTTCTCCATAATAAAGTCCTTTCAAAATATCCAACTCATAATCAAAATTATAGAAGACTATCATCTTAGGATGTTTCTCCGCTATTTCCATTAGAGCTATTTGTCTTGAATCGTCTGAGTTAACTATCTTGCGTAAGACATAGCAAAGACCGGATGCTTGCTGGATAGGTTCGTTTTTATAAGGATCCCAACGAGTTCTCATAGCATCCTTGTACTTTGGAATATCATACTTAACATAAACATCTTCATGATGAGGTATAGTCTTCCTTGAAAAATCCATATCGATTAGAATCTCATTGCGTAGCCGGATTAGTCGACCGGTGTTAATGTACCGATCAATCTTTGGATACTTCGTGTAACGAGAATATATAACATGCTCTCGAATGAATGCCGTCTTATTTTTGTAAAAGCCGTTTGCCACAAATACCGGAATATACTGCTCCCAGGTGTCTCCGGGGGTTGCTGAGAGAATAATCCAATGGTTTTTTCGAGCGATGTTTAAGAATGCTTTCACCCATTTACCCGAACCCGTTACACGGTCCTCATCGAATATAAAGAATGCTCCGTAGACATCTTTATACTTCTGAATATTATTCCAGCTATCTATCACAATGTTGTTTTTGTAATAGTTTAGTTCGGGATCGGGGCACATTTTAAAATGGATTAATTCCTGCAGCCACTCGCATGAATCTCGCTTCATCGCAGTCGTGATAATATAAAGATCCTTTGGGCTTTTCATAGGATGGTAATCGGGGTTTATACTGCCACCTTGCTCTTTAAAGTAATAATATAAACCCGTCCTACTTTTTCCACTTCCAACACCGCCGTTTAAGATGCAGCCATTTCGCATTTTTCTGACCGCATCCATTTGGTAAGGGTATAAGAACGGCTGCTTAGTCATTTTCAGGTTTCCAGTTGAGGTTAGTTATGTTTAGAATCTCATTATAGGAAAGCTCATCGATTCCCAACGATTTCTTTACATTTTCGGACCACTCATTTGTTGTGCCGCCTGTATTATATATCGCAATTCTTGTTGGATCCTTTAAAACCTTTTCTTCCGGCAGCCACTTCTTAAGCTCGTTACAGTAGTTACCCTTATTACCTAGAGCTTTCTTAGAAATAGCCATAGCAAGACCTTTCTCCGGATCAAATATATCATCACCCTGAGCCTTTACTACAGTCTTCGTTCCGTCCATCCAAAATACGATTGTTGCCGGGCTATTGAAGATTACTTTTTTGATAGCGTACATAGATTTTACTCTTCTTTCTTTATATATTTGGTATGCGTTCCACGTGGCAGCGATATCCGTATCTACATATGCACTTATAGCTGATGATAACGTAAACTTATCCGGTAAATGGATTTCAAAGCGGTCTTCAAATCTTTTAATCATATCGTCTACAAATTCCCGCTGATGTTGACTAGCTTCTCGCACATTTAATCCAGAAGGATATACATAGACACTGGAATACTGATGACCACCTTTACCAATAATAAAATGATACCCGTCACGACACCAATTACGGGTAACCGTGAATCCTCGTTCCTCGAATAATCTATTCATCTCATCCATTCTCATTTCATTTTTCTCCTTTCAAATAAAAACAAAAGAGCCCGTCCGTAGACGAGCCCTAACGATCTTTTTACTTCTTAATTAAATGCTTAATAAGAAGTCATACCAACCACAGCCCACCAGTGAGCAGGGTTAAGATAAAGTGAAATAATGTTTTCATACATATTCTCCTTTCATTTTAATATGAAACACAGAACTTGTGACCCTTCCATCGTCATAACAAGTGAGTGTGATTCGTTCGTTCAATTCTGGAATATCAAACAGCCATTGATTCATAGCCGGGTCATTCCAAAATTCAGCAGTATCCTCGTATTGAGCATAGTGTTCCGTAAAATAAGCAGCTAAGCGTCTTTGATACCACTTTTCAGTTTTCATCAGATAATCGCCCCTTTAATGTTGTTGCTGGACATAAAGTATATAATTTACGTCCGTTAACAACTCCGCAGCTCTCGATTAAGTGATTATCTCGCAATGCATTTAGTCCTACGATCCCGATCATATGCATAATATAATCGTCATACAGAGCATCAGTTCCTTGAAACTCAGCCCACATGATTCGATAATAGAAGTCTAGTTGGTCGCTCATAAAGCATCCTCCTCTTTTACCAATTTCACATCTGTAAGAACATAATCCCAGCTTGTTCCGAAATGAGTCACTGCCCAAATATACATATCGAACTTTTCGTTGTAAAACACTAACTCATCCGTAAACTCTTGTAAGAACTCATAGCCATGCTCAGAAATAATATAGTCTTGGAAAACCATTGTGTGGAATTCTCCATTAATAATTTCCCAATCTTCCATTGTTTCCGCTCTAACTGTGTTGTTTAGAATGCAATCTCCTAAAATATCAGCTAGAGCTTTGTAATCCAAATATCCATGCTCGAGTCCGTACTTAGATACTTCTACTCCAAAAGCTTTGTTACCATACAACTGAATACTGTTCTCCATCATGATGATTTCCCCCTTGGGACCTGTATTGGTAAAACAAAAAGAGAAACAGTGTGGGGATCGAACCCACTTTCTTGCTCCCTTCCGATTTTGGCCGGATCTTGAGCTTACTGTTCCTCTTCATTATAGGACTTGTAAATTTCGCGGATTAATACTCAGCGTATTTCTCAGCAAAGCGATCGAGCTGCTGCGTTACTGCGATTGATTGCAAATATGCGGTGCGACCGGTCTTTCCATTCACGTCCCAATCATACGGGCGTATATCAAGATCAACACCCAAAATATCAACATCATCAAGACAGCCGATGCTCTCTTCGTCGAGCTCATTCTTTCTATTGCCGCTGATCAAATATACACGCGGACCTCGGCTATTGAATTTAACCTTAACCGGTAAGAACATAAACGGCTCATCGCCATCTTCTCTCGGCGGCTTAATCTTGACATTCCAGCCGTCTGCAATAAGACGGTCAGCAAGCTCTTGATCGGGAACAACAAGTGAGAAGTTGCGATCTCCTTCTCTGGTGTATTTATCCCCTCTGCCGGCGAAATTGCGATGTATGATTCTCGCGTCATCAATCTGTAATATTCCTCTAGGTGCAAATGTAATTTCCATAGTTTTAATCTCCTTTTAAAATATAAATGTTTATCGTTTAATAAATGCGTCGGCTTCGTCATCTTGGTTCAGTACCAGCATATCGCCGATATCATAACCTAGACGACAGTCGAAATGGTATTGGTCGTTGCTGAAGTATGGACAGCCCTCACATGTTTCTTTGCCACAAGCTACAAGCCATGGCGGAGCTTCAAGCTGCCGTTCTTCAGGTGGCGGTTCCTCAGAAACGAACCACTCGAAGTCTCCGTATTTAGACACGGTATCGACTGCATCGTCAACCAATTTGTTGTAATATGAACGGTCAATACCATTCTCTTTACCAAGTATCTTAACTGACTCAGACTCGAGCCAACGATATCCCTTAGCTCCAGTTGCAGAAGAATATTTTACATTGCCGTCCTTATCTTTTCCTTCACGAAGAAGTTCGCCGCCATTACAACCCGGTTTAATCGGGCAGAATAATCCAACCTTACCTACAAACTGATAATTATGTTCGTTTTCAGGCAGGTTCTCGTTCATGTCCAAATATAAAGATGAGCTGACAGACTTAGTCTCACACATATCCTTGAATTCAATTGGCTCTTTACTGAACAGAGTTTTGAATACATAAGGGATCTGGAATTGAGTACCTGTAGCAGTCCATTCACCAGCATGTTTACCGTCTTTATACTTAGCAATATAAACTGCGTCATTAACAAGACACATTCTGTCGTACGTAGCCTCATGTTCAAACGTGTAGCCGTACTGCTGAGCAAACTTCATACAGAAGTCAATAATCTCAGGTGTAGCATTCGGGATCTTAATAGAGTCCGTCTTGATGTGCGCCACAGTGAATCCTCGATCCTGTACCTCATCCTGAAGTGTTCGCATGAACAGGGCGCCTCTCAAGGCAACAATATTATTCTTATTACGAACATCACGGAAAGGATTATCGAAGTTAGCAGCAGTTAAGCCATAAACTGAGTTAATAGCAATCTTTAATGCCTGAGCCAAGTCTTTAGCCGTAGTCTCGTCATCCAAATATGGAGCGAGTTTACCACCAAGCATCGTTCGAGCAGAGTCAAAGTCGCCATGCTTTATAAATATACGAGCATCAAGAATATCTTTGAAATGCTGCGTATACTTACCAAAACAATTCATAGCGATTATCGAATGTGGGTGTAAGCTGGCCACATCAAGTAATGCAATATTTGTATACATGCCAGGTTCTGCATACACATATCCGCCGAAACCGAGATCAGTACCGCGATATAAATTCTTGCCATCTTTGAACTCATAGCCCGGAAACTCTTTAGACAAATCAGTATAAACAAGCTCCGGATTGCGTTCTTTACCAAATATAATTCTGGTAGTAAGGCTGTTCGTTGTATCATTGACCGTCATACCGGCTAATTCAGCCAATATCTTACGAGCCGTGAAGTCGCCCTTTAGATGCTCGAATACTGCTTCCGTTGCCAGAACATCGTTATCGCAATACTCCGCGACCTTAGTCCATAGGTCTTCAGCCACAGGTTGATCCCATGGTAAACCGAGCTCTTGATGGTGAATACCTAGCTCAATCTCCCACTTTTTCAGAGATTGCTTCTTTGCAGCAAAGTCGTAAACATCCGTATACGATAAGTTGTAAGCCTCTCCAAAGAACCCGTTTTTACTACCGCCGATAATCTTTTGTGATTGCTCGTAAAGCTGCTCGTTCGTATAGCCTAACAATCGAGCATACAAAATATGATTATCATAACGTCTACAGTTAAAGCCGACTAATCTGAAATGCAGAAGTTCCTCAATATCTTGCGGAATCGGATTAATCATCCTGACAACTTTCTTTCCTTCGCCCTCGATCTTCCAGTTAACTAGGAACAGGTTAGGAAAGACCTCAATATCATAGAACACAATCGGAGTATCACTATCGTCCGTATTATCACTTGGTTCTTCTGATTTGAATTTCATTTTGTTAACTAACTTAATACACGCATCCGATTGATTGGTACTGTTCGCAGCAAACGCCACTATCGAATTACGTAAGTCGCTAACGTCATAATGTAAGCCGCTCGAATACGCATCATCCAGAATCTTATTAATGAAGCTTACTTCCGGAGCCGTAGCACCGTGATGCTCTTTATTAAGACACTTCATGATTTGTGTCCTGAGCGCCCTCTCACTTTTCACCCCTTCGAAATTTACCATTTTATCTTCTCCTTTCAGTGGTAAACCAGAGCTAATAGTTGCGATGGGTAAAGTATTACACTTTGTAAGTTTTCTTCGAAGCGAACTCTTACCTGAGAATATCTTAATCTCAATATTCTCGTCATAGACACGACTGAGCTTCTGAACGTCTCCGGAATAAATATAATGAAGATGTACTCCGCTCCCGCTCTTGCTAAGCTCAGCATACGTAGCCGGCCATTTACTAGCCGCTTCAACATTCTTCTCAAAAGACTTATTACCGCTATCGTCCTTAATATCAAAGTCAATAACAATATGATTCTCAGGAACTTTAACGTAATGGAGTTTAGTAGTATCTAATTCTGATAGCTTAGAAGTAACTTCATCCCATTTTTTGCTCGGCGTTTCTTTTGCAGAAGCATACTGAGCAGGACAGTCCGCGCATTCTTTATCGAATATAGATTCAGTAGAATCAAACTTGATAAGATGCGTCTTCGACTCCTCAACCTCAGTTTCTTGCTGATCTTCGAATCTATCCGTCCGGAAACCGCTGTAATATCTCCGAAGTCGAGAACCGTCACTACCTGTTACCTGTTCCTTATAATCGCGGAAGTAGTTCTTAAGCTCTTCTTTGAAGTTTCTCTGATTTAAGGGGTATGAGATTTTAGCCTCATCGACATATGTTTTGTACATCTCCCATGCAGCCTTTAAAGTCGTACCATCTTCTTTCTTAAATATATGGTAAGAATCAATAACAAAGTTATAGAAGTCATTGGACGCGCCCATCATTGAGATAGGAATATAATCGTCATAGTAACCGGGATCATCCAAATATACTTCACGACAGTGATACGCTATAGCTCCGAGTTCGAACCCCGCTTGCTTAACTGTCGCTTTATACTCACGAGCGCCCAGTTTATTTCCGGAAGGGGATACGTCAATAAGTCTTCGTATAAGACCCGATTTGGCGTCCGTAATCTTAACTGGTTTATTTGTACCCATAAATAAGAAACACTTAAATCGGTTAGAATAAGCCGACTTAAATTTTTCATTTACGGTCATCATCTCGTGAGAAACAAGGCTGTTAAGTCTGGTGTTATCTTCAATTCTAGACAAGTCACCATCATGCTGAATAGCTACTAAAGGATTTGTCTTGAATGACTCTAAAGCAAATGAATCGCTACTCGATCCCAAGGCTCTCGCATCAAATACCGAATAATATCCCTCAAACAATTGCTGAACAATATTCAATATTGTGGATTTACCCGTACCAGCCGCACCATATAAAACCATGAACTTCTGTAGATTCTTAGACTCGCCAGATACGATAGATCCGATAGCCCACTCAATCTTATGTTGCTCCTCTGGAGAATATAAAGTTGATATGAGCTTGTCGAATGCTGCATGACTTCCTTTCTCCAAAGGATACGATAGCCGTTTACTGGCATAATCCTTTTTATTTGTTTCAGCATTTGAGAATATCAATTTCTCATCAAGCATGTGGAAATTATCTCGCATCTGCTTCTTAACATAGTTATGCCATCTATCAATCATTCCGGTTTCGGCATCCCATAAATGAGCTATTTTCGCATCGGAACCTATTTTTTCGCGATTATCCTGAGCATATTTATCAAGTTCGTTGTCTATAAGCTGTAAGACATCGGCTTCATCCGTAGACCACAACCCGCGTTCTTCTACCCAAATAGCATAGAAATCGCCACCTCGAATCATTAAGTCCGAACTCTTTTTAACTATGAATTTCGGATATACTTCAACCGATCCGCGCTTTCCTATGCGGGTTGCAATCATTAGAAAATCCAGCATCGCATTTTTTAGCCTCCCTTCTTGATAAATATCTTATGAAATACTGTCTAAATACCAGTTCAACTGATACCATATCTCGACATCCCGTAGATCACGGTTGCGATTTCGGATAGTAAATAAGCCACCCTTACCGTTCGGCTCGTATTGTCTATCGAGGAACCGAGTAAGAATGGCGTCCACAACCCGTCTGTCATAATTGGTATCGTACATAGCGCCTAGACCTAAATTTGTGATCATACCCCAAAACCATTGTGCTGTCCGGTCGCCTATAATCGGATTATCCATAATGCTTTCTTCACAGCGAATAGATAAAGCCAGCATCATTTCTAATACGCTGCAAGGACCGTCCAGATATGCCTCAGCGTCATCGAATTCGGGGTTTTCATATGCAAAGCGATATCTCAAACTTATACCGTCTTCCGCCCGATTTTTATCATTGCGTAAGCAATACGTGAATTCAGTATTGTGCAGCTGCATAAGAAGTTTTCTGAAAGATATAGAATTTGCATACCGATCTTTACATACAAGATCGAACATCCATTCAAAATATCTGTTTGCAATTTCGTCTTTACGCTTCATCGTCATACACCGTATACGGGGTTCTCTTAGGAATATCAGAGAAATTGCGCTCGTCCCTTAAGATCTCATAATCGGTTTTATGCTCTTCATTTCTGACAAATACAGAGTCGTCTTCATATTCGCCGAAATGAGTTAAAGATTCTTCGCCGACCATAGCTTCAACATTCTCTATCGGATTATCGAAATCGTCCGTAAGGACTCCGTCGGCATAGTAGGTTAAACTCTCAGCCCCGTAATTAGGATGCTCTCCGAATTCATCCGGCGGAATTATATAAGGCTTTTTCACAGTAACCCCTCCTTTCTCTTCATTTGTGTAACCCAACTCCTGAACAAGGTTTGAGTATTCCTCGACCTCTTCATCAGTAGGCTCCGGCTCAGCATCCTCAGATGCCTCTTCTGCCGATTCAGCTTTTTCTTTTTCTCTTCTTGAGAATACCTCTTTTACAGAGTCAATCTCTTCCTGAGCTATCTTTTTATACTTGTTCTCAAAGAATTTCCAGGACGCAGCAACACCAATTGCCACGCCCGCTGTAAATATCAATACTTTATTCAAGCTACTCATCATTATCCTCCGTTTTTAATGTTACAACAGTAATTGCTAGGCCTCCCGAAAAGTAAAGAGACGCTCATTAAAATACCGCCGACCATATGCCGTTTACTCTTTGTGTCTAAGGCATAGTCCAACATAGTTAGAATTTCTTCTAATCTGTCCATACTAACGCCCCCTTCCGCCGGATAAGACCGCTACACTACTAGCAAAACATAATCCTGCAATAGCAGCTAACGTATAAGACAAAATATCCAATTTATGTCTCATTATCTTCCTGCTCCTTTCTAGGATCTGGTGCGTTGGCAAATATAAATGTCTTATGGTTAATAGTAGCGCCTTTGAGGATGCCTAAATATAACCATACCTGTATAGTTTCAACGCCAACGTTAAACTTAGTGGCAGCATCTTCATCACTCATAAAACCGATAAATACGCCGTCTTTGAAAACTTGTTCATTCTCAAGATCGTTTTCTAAAATATAAAGGATTAAATCTTTACCGGTCATTATTTGCTCATCCTCTCAATTAGTAATATGGGCAGTACTCGAGCATGTCTCTGTATTTGTTTCCGGACCCGAGACCTATCATCCAAAAAAATCAAGAATCGGGCCATCCACATTGAAATCAAGCAAGATGTTTCTTTCATATCCATTTACGAAAGCACGTGCTCTTTCGCTATGAATATCATAAATGCCGAAATCTACGAAGTTGTCGCCTACCGGATGCTTTTCATCATAGATCCAGCCAACAGACGCTCCCGCTTTTGTTGCCGGGAATCCGAGCATTTCATAAACCTCATTTAAGAACAAATATCCTCTTGCTTTAAGGCGTTCATTCGCCCAGTTCTGCTGTTGCTTGAGGAAGATCAGATTGGACTCCGGGTCTTTAGACCATCCGATATTACCGTCGTCATAGATACGAGCGAAATCGCTGATTTGATTAGGATCGTCAGCTACATTGACAACTTCTTTAACTGTCTTTTCTTTGCCGTTTTCATCGACAACTGTCTTCTCGACTTCTTTTGCTTTAATGTTGTAACGCAATTCGCGATCCAGCTCTTTGCCGAAACGATCAACTACGCGTCCACGATACTCTTTGAAACTCTTATCAACCGCCGTGTAAGCCGCTGCAAGAGCTACGTTTCTCTTTCTTACCATGTTGTGACCAGCAAGAATGCTTGTGATAGATACCGCGCCCAATAATACAGCCGGACCGTAAAGCTTAATGAACTTAACCGCTGTCTGAGTATAGACAATCGTTGTGTCTTTCTTCATATCAGCTTCGGTGTAATTCTTAACCTCTTCTTTGGTTGCAAGAATATCAACCTTTCGAAGATCGTCGTCCGTATACGTATCTTTGCTGTCGTTTTTAAGTCCCGCAGCCATTGCTACAAGATGAAGACCATGCATGTTTTCTTTTGCTTCATCAAGAATAGCTCCTGCTTTGGTAGTGGCTTTACAAGCCATAACTGCGCTGGTTACTGTACCAGCAATACCTGCTACAACAAGAATTTCCGGGCTATGCTTTTTAAGCTTAAAGCCGACTTTATGGAATGATCTTGTCATAGTGTTCATAATTTCTGATTTACTCATGATTATTTACTCTCCTTTTCGATTTTGTTAATAAGATGCGTCAGATACCACATGGCCTTCTTTAAGTCCTGAAGACCATTTTTAGTTTTCCAACGGCACATATACTTAAGCACATTGCCTGTGTCAGTAGCCTCGATGCCGTTAAGTCCGTCCGTAAACGCCTCAACAACGTCTATTACTTCGAGACCATTTTTAGACTGATAATGATTCGGATGCGAGACCATAGGATCGTCGCACTCGTACCCCTTATTTGTTACATTACTCATAAATATTTCTCCTTAAATCTGTGGGCTCAGGTACGCAGAAGCGATTAAGCCACCGCCAATGCCGATCCCCGCGCCAAATATAATTAATCCCAAAATTAAACGGTTCTGGGCGCTTGAAAGAATCTCTTTACAAGCCTGAATTTTGTTATCCACGAATTTTTTGATCCCCTTTCCAAAATTGTGAATCTTACTGCCAAGCATGTAGTTACTCCTTTCAATCTATCGGCAATGCCTTAGGTAATAAAAGCATATAGCCGTCGCGCACTCTTCTCGGTTCAGCATTACGAAGATTGGTCCATCCGTATTTCTGATCGGTGAAAGTACCAGATATCCCTACAAGATCATACAGATCCCCAACACTTGCAACACCGTACTGATCGATTATTTCTTCCATTCTCGCAATGACTTCTTCAGCTTCTCCTCTGCTATCGAGAATAACATCGTCGTAGCTGTATCCCTGCCTCGTACGTCCACGGTCAAGAGGTCGGTCATCGCGTCTGTCATAGTAGTTTCTATAAGAAACTCGTTCTGAAGATGAACGTTTTCGACCGCCGCCGGTACTGCCGTACAGAATCATATCGATACCGTTTGTAACAATATCCGAAACAGCCTTTTTTATAGCTGGGATAAGTACGTCCATCAGCACGTATGATTTAACGTTCGAAGCATCTTCAGAAATGAAAATATCTTTGAACTTACTCATTTCCGTTTTCTTTTTAGTCTTCGCTGTGCCAGCAATAACCTTCTCAACCTTTTTCTCAGGCTTCTGCTCTTGCTGCTTTGCTGCCTGCTCAGCTTTATATTTGTGTGAGTTAGGCTTATACTCTTCCACTGTCCATTTCTCCTTTCTAAAAACAAAAAGGAAGATATCATGTTATTGATACCTCCCTTCTTAGAACTTGCTTTTCGTTACTCGATTTCTTCAGAAGTTTCTTCAACTTCCACCGTTTCGGGTTTGATAACCGTGTAACCCTTCTTTTCAAGCTTACGGATTCTCCATTCGTCCAGCTTATCCTTGTTCTTGATAGCCCAAGCTGTAACAACAGCTACGGCTCCAACGCCAAGTCCAACTGCGACTTTCTTGAGATTTCCGCCTGCGATTTCAGGTGTTACGCCGACCTCTTCAATTTCCTCTGCGATGTCTGTTACGTTTTTGATTTCTTCCATTGTTAAAATCTCCTTTCAATTTTCGAAAAACTGTATGTTCTTCATAATACGCATTGTATTTTTCGCGAGTATTATTTGTCGTATCCCCACTTCGGAGGAGTAACATAATAAATCGCTAAACAAGGCTTATTGTAATAAGGGCTATGTTCGTCATCACATATTGTAGGATGGAAATCAACTTTAATTGATCCATCATCGATATGCCATCCCATATCGTCACTGATATCAGTTCGTTTGAGATTGATTTCATCGTAAAAATCACTTAGCGATATCGGATCTCCAAACGGATCACTGTACATACGCTCATTTAAAGTGTTTACGATGGCTCTGAGTCTCTCTATATCAAACTCGAAATATCTTTTTGATATAGGCTCTAAGAACAAGGTATCTCCAGTGCCGGTGATATAAACGGTGTTATTGCTAACAGGGTTATTAGTCACTCGGTCTTGACTGATTTTATCTCGAACTTCTCGCTCTTTTTTCTCGCCGATTGTCTCGACTACTTTCTCTCGATACTCGGTAAGAGCCGATTCGGAAAGCTTATAAGCAGTTGCTAAAACTGCATTACGCTTTGCGCTAACGGAACTAGCCCCGATAAGACATGCTGCTGACGTTACACAAGTTACAGCCGCCGGAATATAAGGCTTCCAAGCCACCTTGATAACTTCAAATTTTGTGAGATGCTCGCCATGACCGTTATCGAACTTTTCGTCATCTGCTCTAGCGATCAGGTCTAATGCTCTAGGCGTTGCTCGTATAGCAAGAACAGTAGTCGTCACCATACCAGCAATCCCGATACCTGTGAGAATCTCAGGACTGTGCTTTACAGCAGCCGATTTGACATTCTTCGCAATCAATGCCACATTTGGTTTCTTCATCTTTTTTCTCCTTTCTAAATTAAAAAGCAAAGAGCCCTTGTTAGGACTCCTTACCGGCTTTAGCAACCGCTTCACTTACTTTCTTAGTAACCTTATCGTCCAGATCCTTATCTGCCAGATAATTACTTGCGAGGGTAACCCCCACAGTAAGAATCGGTAATACGATCTTTGCGACTTTCATTACTGCTTCTTTCATAAAGCATTCGCCTCCTTTCATAAAATACCTCGTAATTTTCGCGATATTGCTCTTAGTATTCGTCCATGAATTCTTCGCCTGGGATAGTAAGGCATTTCGATAATATAGCATTCAAAACTATCATTGTCGTCGCCAATTACTGCTTTACGATGGTTGAAGTCAATCCAATAAATTTCACCACAAACATCCCAACCAACTGCATCACCGTAGTCTTTCGGCTCTAGACCTAGAAATTCGTAGAACTCATTCAATCTAGCGAAACCTCTTAAAATATAATTTCTATTTAAGTGGTATTCCGCTAGTAAAACTTTTTCAATAGTTGACTCGAAATATCTTCCAGAATATTCATCGTAGAATAATCTCGGTTCGCTATCAGACTCGATTTCTTGAGTATAGTTTGAAACCACTCCACCGGCAGTAATATGAACTTCTTTAGGCTGCTCTTTAGCAATAGCATCGATGATGTTGTTATGCGTTTCTTCACCATATAGCTCTTTGACCTTGTTCTTATATTGTCTATAAGAATTGTCAATTAACGCATAAGCGCTTGCTAAAGACGCTTGCTTACGTTGATTTAAGATATTAGCGCCAAAAATACAAGCAATGGTTGACGCACCAACCAACACTGCAGGGATATAAGCTGGACCAGCTACTCGAATACTCTCTTTAACGGTCAGTTCTTCACCCTTCTCGTTTTCAGCCTCTTCCAATAGTTTAGAAGCTCTGATACTTGCCTTTGCAGTTAATACTGCTGTACCGACAACGCCCGCGCTACCGATGCAAGTTAAAATAGTTGGAGCATTCTTCTTAGCGAATCGTATAGATTGGTAAGTTAATCGCTCTAATACATCTTTCATTTTCCTCATCCCCTTATGCAAAAAATTAAGAGAAGGATATAAGCCAAGCATAGACTTACGTTTAATACGACCTCAACTTTCCTAATCAGTCGTTATCCTTCTCATAATAGACCGTGCAAATTTCGCGAATACCAAAAAGAAAGAGATCTTGTTACAGATCTCCATCTTCGACACCAACCACTTTCATAAACTTTTTAAGTTCATCGATGCTCATATCGCCTTCTACATTCAAACGAATATGTGCATTGTTATCGGTAACTGCTACGTCAACCTCATTCAACTGAATTTTTACTTTATACCCAGTTTTCTTTCGTATCAGTTTTTCAATTATCTTTGACAACACACTTCGCATGAATTTAGTTTTAACTTTCAATGCATCCATGTCCTTTCTCTCCTTTTGAAATATAATTGTTTCCATAAAAGGAGATGCAAATTATGCGGATTCAAATACTTTTCCTATCAAAATATGTTTCCCAACGTTCCCTTGGCAAAGGTTTCATTTTTAAAGCCCACATAACTTGTCTGATTGATACGGTAGGATATAGCCCGTCCGTAGCCGATCCCGAACGATCTTCGAAGAATTCTTTAAACTTTGGATGTAAATATAAATCGTCAGTCAACCACGGATCGATCTCGCCCCAATAAGTCTCTTTTGTCTCTGGATTAAATCGTTGCTGTATAACTGCCAGGCTCTTATCATTAATAGAATACAGAGTGCATCTGTTATACACTGGATGGTCACAAATATAAGTTTGTCCGTACATAGCTAAATATATAGTTGGTTTCTCATAGTGATATCGCATAAAACCTCTCAAGCAAAAGAAAGAGCCATTGCTGGCTCAATCCTTTGTTCATATTTGTTCTCACTTCTTAGGAAGTAATTTGTTAATGAACCCTCGTCCCATAATAGTGGTGACCGTTCCGTCTTTTTCAAATTTCAAAGATTTCAACGTTCCCCAAATAGTGATTACGGACGGTATAACGATTCCTGCTAAAGTTAACCCATTCTTAATCTTTCGATCTTTCTTTTCATCTTCAACCTGCTTTGACTTAAAGTCTTTATCGATCTCCCGATTTTTATCCTTTTCATCAAGCTCGTCACGATGCTTATCGATTTCGATTGACCGATCGAGTAACTTTGTAAGACCATCAACCGTTGTCTTATACTGTTCGGTTCCTACCTCCATTTTGTTTAATTTTTCGAATTCTTCTTCGATCTCCAATTCCAATAAATTTCGAATCGCCATTTTTCATTTCTCCTTTTAAATAATGTGAACTAATACGTTCCATAATAGGCGTTGCTATTTCTGCGAAAGATCGGCATTGTTGTCTACTTTAAGAACGATACGATGCTTCTTAGATAGTTTATCGAGGTTATCGATCTCGAACCTGTATACGTCCTTTTCTGGATTAGAATGATCAATTTTAAGAGTTCCCGCTGCATGATAACGAATTAGAAATATCAAGTTCGTTACAAGACAACCGATGATCATACCCAGCCAATACAAAAACATTTCTTAATCTCCTTTCTTATGACTTTATAAAAATATCATTCAATTCCGTCACCTGCGTACGGAAAATGAAAGCTAGAATAGAATTTTTAATCTAGGATAAAAATAAAAAAGAGAAGGCGAGCCGGGTGGACTCGAACCACCTCTGAACTGGCGCATTCCTTTCATCTGAATTTAATCAGCTCGTGTCCAGACAGGTTTCTTCCCGAGCGGGATTTCCTCATACTTATTACTTCTCTTCATAATATGCTTTGTTAAACTCGCGAAAAAGAAAGAGCCCTTGTTAGGACTCTCCCTTCTCTTTCTCATTTTTGATTTTCTCTTTGATCATTGTTTCTGCCATAGCCTTTATAAGCTTGTACTTCATCTCATAAAAACCGACAAGGTACCCAGCTACACCAACTACTGCATAACCAACAAATTTTTTCATAATAAAACCTCCTTAATGATTCTTCATAAAGGGGCATGTTAATCTCGCGTCTTATCAAGAAGCCAGAAAAATCGTCTGTAACGATCGTAATATGTATCTCTGCTACAAGGTATTTCTAACCTAGTTTTTAAATATGTAAATGAAAGACCTTCAGTAACCGCTTTTAATATATAACTTGCTAATTCGGGATCAGTATCTATAGCAGCTTGCTCGATTAATTCCATACGATTAAAATATAATAATCTTTTCTGAGCCAGACCAGAAGTTGGATCGCCAGGTTCATTCGATCTCGAAAACATCACCATTCCAAAGGCACTCGTTCCTAATGTGCTAATTTCAGAGTATGCTCTCTTCCAGAAAGGATATTGCAAACAGAAGTGTTTAAGTTCATAATATCGATGTTTCTCTACCCAATACTTATTCTTTTCTGATATCTCCGCTCTTACTATTGTTGACATTTTCATGCTCCTTATTTCTTTTCTTTTTTACTAACATGTATATATTTTCAAAACTTTTGGGAACAATAAGACCATCTATGCTTTTTCTTATAGTTCCGTCAGCCATATGGTGAATGATCATAGAGCACGCTCATGACTTAAAAAGTAAAAACAAAAGTCGTTATCCTCTATACCCAGAAGAGTCTGAATTTTTTCAGCGTCATTAAGAGACATTGGAAGTTTTCCATTAATCTTAAGTAAGATGTTAGAATATGATTTTCCAACGTACGTAGCCACGTCGTTGATTTTCAGGTCTTTATCTATAAGCAGCTTTTTTAATTCTTTAGTATTTATCATTATGCGACACTCCTTATAAAAATCTGTCGCATTGTGCGACTAAAAAGAATGATAACTCGAATATATGAAAAAACTTTGAAATATATTAGAAAGTTGCGTTACGCATACAAAACATTCGCATAATGCAATTTTTTATCTTATAATATACGTGGAAGGAGTGGATATATGAGAAATGAGGAAATAGGCAAGCGAATCCAGCAACAACGCAAAGCCTTAAATATATCTGTAGTTGATGTAGCTGCATATACAGGATTAAGTAAAGCTACTATACACAGATATGAAAACGGAGAAATAAAAGACATCAAGTTGCCAGTTTTAGAAACCATAGCGACTATGCTTAATGTAAATCCAGCATGGCTCATTGGTAAATCAGATAGTAAAGAACGTAATGAGGGTAAATCAACAAACGTGTTATTTTCATTAGATCAGTTTATCAACTACGTTAAAAACGCTAAATATCTGAACGTCGGAACCAGGCAAATTACCAAACGAGAAAGATATATGGTAGTAAAGGTTCTACAACTGGCTAAAGACATCTTAGACAAAGGGGAGTAGCTAATTATGGGCGAAGTATATGGCGTGATCAACACAGAAACAACGCGTGTGGCATTATACCCGCGTGTATCAACATTAGAGCAGGCTAAAGACGGGTATTCTATAAATGAACAAATTGAGAGAATGAAAAAATATTGTGAGGCTCATGATTGGACCGTCAGTAAAATATATACTGATGCTGGTTACTCTGGCGGGGATACAGAGCGACCCGGTCTACAAGAATTAATTAGAGATGCAGAGAATCATAGGTTTGATGCTGTGCTAGTTTACAAGTTAGACCGTTTATCACGTTCTCAGAAAGACACATTAACACTTATTGAGGATGTCTTTCTTCCAAACGGCGTCAACTTTATTAGTATGACTGAGAACTTTGACACTAGTACACCGTTCGGACGAGCTATGCTAGGTATTCTTAGTGTGTTTGCTCAGCTTGAACGAGAACAAATCAAAGAACGTATGGAAATTGGAAAAATAGGTCGTGCTAAAGAAGGAAAATGGTGTGGAAGTCAATATGTTCCAATTGGTTATAACCTTGATGGCGATGATTTGGTAATCAACGACTATGAGGCCATGCAGATTCAAGAAATGTTTAGACTATTTAATTTGAGAATATCACAAAGACGAATTTCCAAGATACTTCATAATAAAGGATATACGTACCAAAACGGAGGCACCTGGGCAGGTAAACACTACATCAGACCAATGTTAGAAAATAAACATTACATTGGAATGGTCTCATACAAAGGTGAATGGTACGAGGGTAATCAAGATCCGATTATTGATATGGATACCTTCAATAAAGCGCAAGATATACTTGCTGAGCAAGACGCAAATTATACTAAACGATCAAAACGTGGAACTTCACTTTTGTCCGGACTTGTACATTGCGGTCATTGTGACAATAAATATTTCCACAGACGAACCGTTGACAAATATTCTGGAGAACTCACTTATTATACTTGTTACAAACGGAGTGCGAACACGGGTAAATGGAAAGACTTACCCAAAGAAGAAAAATGTAAAAATAAGATTTGGAAAGCGAACATACTCGAAGAGAAAATAGTAGGTGAGATTCGTAAGTTGTCTCTTGAACCAGAGTCGTTTATAATTGAATCTGTAGAAGATGAAAATACAGCTCAAATAAAAATCATAGAGTCTCGCATTAAAGAAGTAGAAATGCAGATAAGTAAATTAATGGATTTGTATTCTATAGGTGGAGTAGATTTCAACACTGTACAAGATAAAATTACACCATTAGTTACTGAGAAAGAACGTCTTCAGATTACTCTTAGAAATCTAGAAGTTAAAGATAATAAGATATCTAAAGATGATGCAGTTGAGATTGCATCAAGTTTATGTGAAATTATTGATGATGGATCTACGGACGAAACACAGTTCTTAATTAGAGAACTTATAGAGAAAATAGTAATAGATGAAGAGAAGGTCCATATCTATTGGAAGTTCGCTTGAAACATAAGCCCTGCCTGCATCGGCGGGGTTTTCTTTTATCTGTGCATTTCGACTTTCGTCTTAAAAGTAGACGGGCATAATGTACAGGGAAAAATAAAAGGGCCTGCCGCAATGACAAGCCCCTTCATAAATTACTCCTCTTTGATCTCAGGCAATCCTGCGATACTAGTAGCAAGAGACAATACGCCAGCCAACAGAGAAGCAGATATAACCATCTTCCAGTCTACCGCGCTGAATACAGATGCCGTACCGATCACAGCTACAAAAGTCTGAGCTACAGTTTTAATAGCTCGTACACCAGCCGCCTTGATCCAGGTTACAAATTTTGTTTTCATATGTATTTCCTCCTTATAAAAAATTATTTTCATCCAAACATTTTTGATATGTTTTCTTGATTTGTTTTATAGTAGCAGTCGCTATGTTGTTAACATATTGTGGATGGGTTTCACAATAATGCTCATATTTCGAAATATCCAACAATACTTGATTAAAATGCTCTTGACTATGAGATACCCCATGTAAGATTTCGTCTCCAAAACGAAGAATATGAGTTCGACTCAATGATGCCCATTGCTCATCATCGTCCGCCTTATTCTGCCTAACATCTCGAGTGAGATCTTCGACTTTCTCAAGTACTTCTCCGTTTATTGTTCGTCCTATACATCGACCTATCCAAGACCAAGGATTAACTTTAATAGGGGCTATCTGTATAAGGGTCATTAACAATATAAGGGCGCCACTGCCATATAAACTAAATTGTTTAATAGATTCTAGTGTCATGTACAAATCACCCCTTAAAAACCGATTACATAGCGAAGGACCCAATTTTTATTATCATAAGTTATACCACTGGCCGTACCTGCGTTGGTGTTCCATTGGCTCCCAATTATACTAGTGTCACCAACATATAGTTCTTTAGAACCCATATTAGCATATGTTGGAGAGTGCAATGTGAAGCTGCAAGTACGTGTACCACTTGACGGTATAAATGATTTCAAAAACGTATATGGCCTAAAATTATAATCCTTTACTGTACCAGTTGAATTTTCATAGGATGAAAATATAAGTTGTATTCCGGTTTTTTGTGAACTTACTGATTCGCTGAGATATGCGGTTTGGCTGGCATTCATATGAGATGCCCCAGTCCATAAAGTATGTTGGCTTTTATTGATTTCGTTCCAATCGCCCCACGTACCATCATTTTTCCAGCGTTCATACTTTTCTCCGGAATATACTATGTACTTCTGGTAACAGTAATTTCCATCACCGTATGTCTGAACTTCCAACCAACCGTTTTTGTTAATCGGTCTGTTTGCAGAATCGTTTCCCGCGTAGTATTTTCCTGATGTAATAACCTCATTGAGATCATACGAGCCGACAGGAATATCGTACGTAAACCCGCCTTTACTATGCACCGGAACATTAAAGTTGAAGTCGTTTTCGCCCCAGTCAAATACCGGGACAATTCTGATTACTTGCTCCGGAGTTGTAACTCCACCAGAATACGGTTTGTCTTTAGCTCTGGCTTGGAACGTATAAGAATTTGTATAATCCAATCCTTCTATGGTCGTTTGAGCCGTGTATTCCCCATTGGAAGGCGTTCCGGTTAGACTAGTCCATATGTCGTTGCCGTCATCGTCGGTTGGATACGCGCCATCGTTAGTTTTGTATCGGTATTCTACGGTTAATGAGTTAGTAACGGCTCCAAACGAGCCGGAGAAATACTTTCCTTTGACTGTCAAATTCACATTAGCGGTACTGCCGTCGACAAGATCAGAATTTGTAGATAGATTGCAAGTTAATGGAATATAATCTATAACATCCTTAGTAATCGTTTGTGATGCCGAATATCCACGACTATCAGTAACAGTAAATACAAAGGTCCCACTATCAACATAATCCATTAAGCCATCTGAAGTACGACTATTATTACCGCACGTTACTTTCATATTCGATATACTAGCCGAGTTTTTTGCCGAAGCGTTAAATGACACATTAATCGTATTGTAGTATCTTATTATTTTGTTAGTGTCGCCGGTTAAAGTAGTTGATACTGAACCCTGATCCACAACGGTTGGTGCTAGTGTCGGCTTACATGCTGTTTCACTCGTATATACGTCGAACTTGCACGATTTCGTACCTATTAATGTGGAACCGCTGTATGTATCGCAATATAATGTCGCCCACGAAGTTTTACTATTAGGTATTTGTGCGTAGAATTTAGTAGGCAGTGTCCAACTATACGACGTGCTAGATGTCTTAGCGACGATCGTTTCATTTAAATTACAAAAAGAGTAACGTAATGTATGAGTGAAACTAGACGACGCTCTGGATATTGTAATGGTGGTCGCGCTGCCGATAGTGGCATTAGTAGCCGATACCGACGATGCTCTCGGAATAGTATCTAACGTTCCAGAACTACTTCCGCTTACCGTACCAATCCAAGCGTTACTGAAAGTTATATCGAATGCTTGACTGAATGAATATGCGAAAGTTTTTGTGCCATCATTATTATGCGCTATTGTGGTTGACCCGCTAGCTAATGTCTTAGTTGCATTATTACCAATAGCAACTGACACACTACCACTATAAGTTGCTCCATTAACAGTTACTTTCCACGTTTTAGACGCAGAGGAATAAATAGCACCTGATGATGTCGATATAAGTTGTAATTTCCAACTTATAGTACTTGTATTATCTGGGATTGAGTAGCTGGTTCTGGACCAACTAAATCTTAAAGTATCCCATTTAGTTACATACTCGTCTCTATATCCGCTAGTCGCCATTTAATCACTCTCCTATCCAGAAACATCCCGTACGGTTAGTTCCATAGTTTTCAAATCGACTTCTACCGCCTACGATTAGATATGTACTAGCTCGTAAGTTCTTGGCGTCCACGCCATCTTTATCCGCCGTAAGCATGCTATCTCCGGTTTCTGTGTTGTTTACCGTCATTCCATTTTCGGTAATCTGAGTATTTGTTGGGCTTTCGGATTTACTGATATTCAGACCATTTTCATCAAATTTGAATCCGGTAGATGTTTCTACTTTAGTAACCCCATTTTGAAGTTTCTTATCTATCTGGATATTCACTTCATCTTCAGTCAACTGTAGATCTACTTTATTACGTATGGTGCTTATATCATCTCGCAAACCATCGAGATCCTCGGTTACTGTAGTTTGTAACTTTTCTACAGATGCTGAAATAGAATCGGCATTCGTCTGAAGTGCAGCAACGTGGTCAGTAATTGTTTTTGTTAATGTTGTACCCTGTGCATCAACAGAATCTCTGACATTGTCTATGTCTGATATGCCAGCATTTTGAGTAAGTGAAACTGTAGAAATATGAGTAGTAACTGAACTAATATTGCCATGGTTTATTAGCCAACCAACACGAATGAACGCCGTTCCTTCTCGGAATTTACGAGTTTCTTCATTTTTGCCGATGCCTGATAAACTACCAGTCTTTTGGGTCCAGGTATTTGCCGATGCAACTTTGTAATCACCATTGAGATAAACGTAGGATCCACCGTCGCTACTTTGAGATACAGCGGTCCCTGCTGGGAATGTGCCCTTAGTCCAAGCGGTTTTTAATGCGATAGTATTATTTTCGGTATCGAATGCTGTTGCGTCATCCCAGAGCGAATCGTATATATTTCTCGAATATGTTTCAATTCCGTATTGGTGCCCTTTAGAGTTCTTATAATTCCAGAAAATAAGCCCATGGTTCCAGTAGTAGGGCAAATCTTTGTTAAATCCTGCCACGCTTTGTAAATGAACAACGGTATCACCATTTTTAAGTTCCTGAGACAATGTCGTTAGAGACCCCGCGATGTACATGACATTTGACGCAAGAATGCATTTTTTATCTATGTCATACATATCTATAAAGTCATAATATAATGCCGTAGAACTATTCGATTTTATCCAATAGGACAACTTGTATACCTGTGACATATCTACTGGTATATATTCGTCGGTGAACATAACACTACCGCTACTTCCCTCTACTTTAAACGACCCGCCAGAGTAATATGATTCTGCGCCATCGTAAGTAAAGCTACTAAAGTTAGTATTATCACCAAGCAAAGCTGTACCGTTTGTTACGAGATTCTCGCCACGACTTGCAACGTAGTTTGTAACTTCGGTCTTAGTCGCTCGGAGCGCTATAGCCTCTTTATTCTGGTCTATCGCAGTTTCAGCCTTAGTGACCCTAGTTTCCACAGCATTAATAGCGGATTCAACACTTTTTGTTGTGCCACCGCTACGTATTGAAACACTGCTAGCAGAGATTTCGAGTTTATAATCTCCGTTTGCATCTTTATAATATTTAAGAAAATTATTAGCATCGCCGACAACTAACTGCCCATCTTTATCGAGATAGAACCCTCTTGTCGTATTATCAGCGGATGACTTTACTCCTGAATAAAGTGTATTGTCAGAAATGTTTATTCCACCGATTGTTGCACCGAAAGCGACAAGGTCATCGACCATGACTTTTTCAGCAGTAACGGATTTGGCTATGATAACTGAGCCATCTAATCCATTTTGATATTTTGGATCGGACGCTACTGTCGTTTCGCCAAGAGAATCGACGTTCAACTTATAGTAGAGGCCATCCTCTCCGAGAATAACAAGTTTGCCAGCTTTAACGGTGCCACCTTCGATTAAGTCGCCCTTGATCGTCACGCCAACCAATTCACCTGTGATATGTCCTTCGCTGACAACCAAATCCTTAATAATACCGGAATCGGTAAATAGCTTTTTAACAGCTGCTTCGGTAATGTTACCAAAATCAATGTTCGCAAACTTCAATTCAGCCTGTTCCGCCGTTAATTTCGTAGCTTCCAAGTTATCGATATCAGCATTGACTGCTGAAAAGTTGTCAGCTGTAGCTGTCTCGAAAGCAGCATGGGTAGCAGATAAGCTATCAACCTCAGCATTAGTTGCATCTAGATTTTCAATTGTTGCGAACTTCGCATTCGCTACATCAGCATCAATTTTAGTGGTTTTGAGATCTGTAATCTCTGCTTTAGCAGCATTTAATTCCTCAATGCTAGCTTTTTTGGTCTCGAGTTCTGTTATTCTAGCTGTGGCGGTAGTCAGATCGCCAACGCTTGCTTTATCGGTTTGTAAACTCTTGATGTAGCCTTCATTGGCCTGAACTTTATCTGCTAGAACAATATCAAATTTCTTGATCTCCGCTACTTGATCGCCCAGATCTTTAACATCGTCAGATCGAGCTGAAGGGGTTGATATGTTGCCAGTTACGGTAGCTGTATGATTTTTTATTAATACAGATACACGCTCTCCTGCGTTAGCACTTGTCGTAGTTGAATCAGCGCTAGGTCTCTCATCATCCGAGAGAGGCGTTAATTGATCAGATCCGTCTAACTTTACATATTTATTGCCGTTACCATCGGTCACGACCGTGCCGTAAACAGTTGTTTCTGAACTCTTCTTTTTATCCTCTTTGACAACCTTTGCAAATTGAGTTATCAAATCATGCGATAATGCCATAACATATCACCCCCAGAGTTTAGATGTAAATACTGCCTTTTCTGAAACCGGACAACCCGATTCGCATTTTATGTTTTGGCTAATCACTTTAGCCTTTATGTTCTTTATACCGGCACGGGTATAGTTAAGTCGTACACAGTCCCCTACCCGAACCGGGCAATAAGCATGTGTATAACTTACTGTGTATTCGATCGTCGATAGCTCTTTAAGAAGCCGTTCGGCGTAATTCTGTATCTGTTCTTGAGTAACATAACCAGCCAAACTCGGTTCCGTATCTCGATACACAATCTCTCTTCCTCGATTAATCGTAGAAATCGGACTATTTGGGTCCTCATTTTTAGCAATGGCTTGCTTGTAATCGTTGCCATATGAATATAAGACCTCGACAACATTTGGGATGCCGTATAAGTCATGATCCATAGACAATTCCGGATAGAGGATTGAGCTGTTGTTGTCATCGAACGTCCAGACCGGCTGCAAAGAAGCCATGTCCTGTTTTGGTAAAAATAGAATATCGCCTCGTTCACCTAATCCTAATTCATACTTAGCATTCGCTATAAGATCAATAACAAATTTAAGCCAAGTATCATCTGTGTTAGCTACAAAATCTCTTTGCAACGTTGGAGATATATCGACTAATTCACCATCGCTGTTTTTCTCATATAACGGCTCAACTTTATTAACCGGAACTCTGGCATTCTCTCGAACTATCCGATATGCCGCATCCATTATACGAGTACCTTTACGTACGGTATAACCGAGTGGCGGTCTTTTCTCTTTCAGTTCGATAAGAGGTGTATAGCAATCCATTGAAACGTCCAGAATCTTGCCGTTAAAAGAAGAAGATGGAGTCTGAGAAAGTACCAGACCTAACGGGAATTTCTCAGTAACTCCATTTTGAATTGTTTTTAGGTAACCTCTTATATAACTTTCACCGACTGAATTCGTAACATCGATGGTGGCTGAGCCGAGAGTTTCAGATTCAGCATCTCGACTAAATGATGCGCCCTTGACATTATCAAGACGCTTTACATCCGCCAAAGTCGTAGGTTCGACAGTATAGTATTCATATGATTGCTGCATTGATTTAGTCCAATCCGGCATATCATACTCCCCCTTCTACTCTGGTTATACTAAGTGTTACCGGTACAGTTACTTCTGTATGCTTAATATTGAACGAAACTCCAATGTTCGCCCAATAGCCCATTCCGGACGGTTCTCTAACATACACATCGCCAGTCCATATGGACAAACGCCGTAAAGCATAAATTGTTTCTTTATCTTCCTTCGGAATATCGACATTCCAAGTAGATGTGTCGCCAAGCTGTGTTCCGTAATAACTTACTGGATGCTTACGACCTACGTATTCTACAAATGAAGCATCAGTCTTACGACTATCTGTTACATCTATATTATAAGGAAGTCTAAGCATCGATCCAGACCATGGCGGTCCATCGACAGCTGTATCATCAGTCACGTCAAATGTTGCCCATGCCTCATCCCACTGTATAATTACAGCTATTCCGCGGACCGGATAGCCGGGCACATCGTAAAAGCTTATAGCACCTGTTTCGGTGCCTTTAGCAACTACCCTGTATCGAGCATAATCCAATGCAGGATGGGGATCAGTAACAGCCGTATTATTATTCGGAATACCAGTTGCTATCTCCATGTACGAGCCGTCATACTCTCTGCGATAAACAGATAAAGTCACATCCTCAGTTAAAGAACCATCTGTATCACTGCAGTACGGACTTATAAGAGCCGTGTATGAATCTTGATCAACTGAAATATCGGCATTGATCGTGTATTCAACATCAGTCCAACTGACAGTAAAGCCATGAGTTTGCTCAATGGATAGACCGGTACTCATATCAGCAGTACAATATACTGTATAATCTATTCCCGATTCCAAATCTATATTATTGGCTGACATTTCAACCACTAACGTTTGGGTAGTATCGAAATATTTAGAATATACATCATCGCCGACGTTGATAGTTTTGGTTCTTCCGGTATCATCTACTGTTTCATAGAAGCCGTTAGACACTATCCGTAAATGATAGCCAACAGGCTTCTGTAATGCATACGAGGTGAGTCCAACAACCGCTCGAATATAAAACGGAAAAGAAGTCAATGTCGTAATTAGAGCACCAGAGCCGGCAAGGTCACTAGTCATTGATAAATTCAATGTCGGTTTCTCATAAATATAAATGGTTCTTTCCACAGACCAATCCGTATCACTAAATTGATCAGTTACGCCAGCTGTTCTAACCTTCCATTGCACCTTCGCATTCTTCAAACTAGCAACCGTTGTATCCATTTTGACGTGAAGCACGCCTTTGTAAGATATGGCTTTACCATATGTAAAAGTCTCTTCATCTGTAGTTTCACCGGTTGTTTCATTTGTAGCGTTTTCAAATACATACGAAACCCAATCAGCATCGTTAATCTTCAGACTTAATTCAGCATATGACTGTCTTGAGTTATCGGTAGGATTATGGGTCCAGTTGAGATCCATTTCTTCTCCAACAAAAGCTGAACTAGCAGACGACCATGTGGTCGGAGCTGCCGGAGGTGTGCCTATCGGAATTGTCACTATATCACTAGGATCGGACTCTCCGATACTATTCACAGCTTTGACTCTGAAGAAGTAATCATATCCGGTTTCGATTCCGGTTACTTCAATAGAAGTACGAGCGTCTTCGGTTTCAACTGATTGTACGTTTTTAGATGCATTATCGAAATCAGCTTTTACAGTTGTATACTCGACCTTGTACTTCGTAGCATTAGCAACTGCAGTCCATTCCAAATAAGCTGAAATAGAACTATCTGAACGCTTATTACGTCTGTAAGTAGTAATCTCAGCCGGAGCAGATGGTTTGGTCCCTGCCTCACTGGAGAAATCAGACCATCCGCTTTCCTTACCTTTAGAATTGACCGAGCATGCTCGAACCGTATACTTTGAGCCACACTCAACTGTATACTGATATGACACATAATTAGATGTCGTATTTATCTTTACCGGTGCTGATGTATGAATGCTAACAGAGTTATCCTTAACTATGTTAAATCGCACACTCACTGCATCTAACTCAGCGGCATCTATATTAGATATGCTGGCTGTAAGAGTGAGGTTATCGATTGTAACAGATGGAACGCCAGGCGTCAGTGGCGGGTTATTACTGAAGTCGTACTCCTTCGTAACCGACCACTGGGCACCCGTCCAATATGGAACATCATTATTGCTACTATCCTTATAAGTAGCAGGTATAGGGGCCACCTGAAACTGAACTTTTGTTGCATTCGCATCGGCGGTCCATTCCTGATAGCAATACGCCGGATCGTAACCGGTCGTTTCCCCTTCTTTGCTATTTATCCATTTACCATTCTTGTATTGAAACCAGCGATATTTAAAGTTTTTTGTATTAGCTCTGGAAAATGTCCAAGCAGCATACATAGCTCTATTTTTACCGCTGGTCTCGTTAGCCGATTGAAGACCAAATGCGTTAACTACTGGTTGCGTAGCAGGCGCTGAGGTCCCGGAGGAGGACGATGATCCAGACGCACTCCCGGATAACTTAAGTACTTGACCGACATATATTAAATTTCGGTTCTTAATACCATTAAGAGAAACAAGAGTATTAATTTTAGCATTTATGTTATTACCAGTTATGCTGGATGGATATGTTTGTGCTATTTTCCATAAGGAATCCCCTCGTTTTACTGTATATGTCGTTATCGCCATACTTTATGTCCTCCCCTCAATTCTAATTGCTCTTGCAAGTGTCTTAACTGCATCAGAAACATTGCTGCCATCGTCGTAAGTAATACCGCCAAAGTTGTATGTATCACCTGACGAGCCCTCAATCTTACGACCGAGGTCCTTGATAGCGGAAATAACATCGCTATTATCTCCATTTTGATTTTCGTTCATCATCGAACTGATCGACCTTGCTTTAGACAATACGCCAATCGATGGCTGCATCGTAAGCATTCCGTCAATAGCATTCGCCCCCGCAGTGACATCGCTAAGATCAACAACGGGTCTTATAGTCGGTTGTGTATCTATATCTGAATTGACGTATTCAGCTATGCGAGAAATAGCATCTTTAGTACTATTAAGCGCCATGTTAGCCATAGATACCGCCGATTCTTTAGCCATACCGCTTTTTCTATCAATACCTTGTGCAAATCCTTCAGGTATTGAATAAGCGATTGCTCTGAAGACTTTCGATGGTGAATTAATCTTCAACGCCTTTGCTGCAGCAGTTGCTGCATTCTGTGCCATGATTCTGGCCTGTGTTTCGGCTTTATAACGGTTATCTTTGATGCCGTTTGCAAAACCTTGAGCAACGTAAGAACCAGCGCTATAGAACGAACCATAGTAACTTCTAGCATTAGAAACTGCTCCAGACAATGCTGATGAAAACGCTGATCTTGTGGCAGATGAACCACTTTTAACACCGCTCGCAAATCTGGCCGCTAAAGTTTTGCCGATAGACGAAAATTGTCCGGCTCTACTTCTGGCGGTCGATACTAATGCAGTCAGTAACGAAGTCATTATTGACCGAATGCGTGAACCGCCAGCACTTATGCCAGCAGCCATATTAGTCATTAACGTACGACCGACAGCCGAAAAGCTTGCGGCCATAGTTCTTGCAGCACCACTGCATACCGCTGACATAGATGAAATCGAAGCTGCGACGCTTGCTGATGCTGCTGCAGCGGAAGTACTCATTGACGTAAAGCATGCCGCAGTACCAGCTACGGACGACTTGAGCGCTGCCATAGCTCCGTTCGCTATAGATCCAATAGATGATAATTTAGCGGTAACCATTGATATGCCCGATGCCATTGTTGTAAACGATTGCGCCGACAATTTAGTTCCGTCTGCAATTTGTTTCATGCCTTTTCCAGACTCGGCAAGCTCTTTGGAATGTGATGTTATTTTTCCTATAGCTATAGCAACAGCACCCATACTTGCCGCCATATCAAGAAGATTAAGATTGGTTATGGTCTTAACGCCATTTGCCAATTTCTCAAATCCCTTTCCAGCATTAAGGGCAGACTTACCAACTGATTCGATAACATTCGCTATACCATCGAGGACACTTTTAATTGAATCACCTACTGAACGGATTACATCAGCGATGCCACCGAATACAGAATCAAATATACCAGCTATACCATCTAAACTAGTTCGTATAGCCTCTCCGCAAGCGGAAATAACGTTAGCTATTCCCTGGAATGCCTGTGCAATTACATTACCGCAAGTTTGTACAACAACAGCTATCCCTATAAGTATCTGAGTTATAGAGTTGCCGAGTTGCTGAACAAGCTGTGTAATGCTATCGATAATCGGAGCTATTTGCTGAACTATTGCCACTATTGCATTGACCACGGCTTGGATCGCCTGAGTAATTGAATCTACCATCATCTGAATATAGGGTATGAATGGTGCAATTGCCTGAACAATCTGGACCACTGCGTTCGAAATAGTTTCCGTTATTTGTGTAAATGCGTCACAAATTGTGGGAATGTACGGGGCGATTGCTTCGACAATTCCGACAAACATATTTGCAATAACATCGAGAATCGGTGCAACGACACTTTCGATAATTGGACCTAAAGCATTAGCTACGCCTTCGAAAATTGAACCGAATAACCGAACCCATGCTTCGATAAGTGGTCCTATATTAGCGCTAATACTGTCGAACAACATCACTAAGAAATTCACCATAGATGATGTAAATTCTGGCAATCGTGCTGCTAAGGAATCGATCAATGCAATAAGCAAGTCGACTAACCCGTTCACTATCTGGGGTGTATACTCGACTAGAGCTTCCAACACGCCGACAATCATTTGTAATGCACCGTCAGCGAGTACCGGAACACATTCGACAAGTACTTTCACAAGTTCGAGAATCAGAACTTTAATTGCTTCACAAATAGCCGGTACACTCTGTATGAATACCTGACACAATGCAACAACGGCGTCAGTTAAGGCACCGATCATAGCAGGAATAAGTTCTAGAATTCCGACAATTATAATATGTAGTGCAGCTACAATAGCTGTAGCACTTGCCGCGGTGAGTGTAGACAAGGCCATAAGACCTGCTGCAAATGCAGCAATACCAACGCCTGCTGCTAAGCACCCCAAACCGAATAAAGCTATCGCTCCACTAAGACCTAACATAGCCGGAACAACCGGTCCAAGTAGTGCGCCTGCTAAACCGAAAATAGTAAATGCGGCTGCGATGGTCACTAAACCTTTGACTATCTCGCCCCAACTCATACTACCAAGCGTTGTCAACACCGGAGTCAGAACCGCCAATGCCGCGGCCATTATAAGCAGTGATGCAGCACTTGCTATCATTCCGGGGGCAAGCCCAGCAAGCAAAGCAAATCCTGCTGCTAAAACTAATATGCCTGCTATTGCGGCTCCGGCTTTGCCAAGCTCTTCCCACTTCATTTGACCGAACTTATTACATACGTTTGCAAATATCTCCATAGCTGCTGCCATAATGGTTAAACTGACCACTGAGGCAAGCATTTTACTCGAGAGACCTGCCAATAAAGCGAACCCGGCTGCCAATACCAATATGCCGGCAATTGCTGCGCCTGCTTTTCCGAGTTCTTCCCACTTCATTTGGGCGAACTTGTTGCATACATCGGCAAATATCTCCATAGCTGCGCCTATAAGAATAAGAGCAATGGAGCTTCTTACCATCTTGCTAGCGTAGCTCGAGAGCTTCCCGAAACCGGCAGCAATTAATAAAATTCCTGAAATAGCGGCGCCTGCTTTACCAAGAGATTCCCATTTCATGTTACCGAATTTAGCGCACACATTTGCGAATATCTCCATAGCTGCGCCTATAAGAATAAGAGAAAGTGCTGAGCTCATTAATTTCTCAGGTTTTATGAGTTTTATTAGCTCTGCAAAACCGGCAAATACGGCTAATAAACCGCCTATTCCGGTAACACCTTTAGCTATGCCTTCCCAACTGAGCGCCGACAAATCTTTACATACGGAAGCCATGATTTTAAGAGCTGCCGCCATAAGTACCATTTGCATGGCACCTTTTGAAATGTCCTTACCACCCATGGACATGAGTTTGGCTGCACCTACAAGTTCAGCAAGAAGTGCACCGACTCCGGCTACGCCTTTAGCTAAACCTTCGAAATCCAAGCCAGATAACTTTTTCACTGCAGATGCAAGAATAAGCACTGCAACAGACATACCTATCATGAGGACAGATGCTTTACCTACACCTTTAGCGCTGACGTCTAATTTCTCAAACGCTTTCATAGCGCCTATTAATTCGACAAATAAAACAGTGATAGCTCCAAGTGCCGAACCTAATTTCTCAGGATCAATACCTGAAAGTACCCATAAAGATGCTGCTAATATACCTATAGATATAGCAATCTTCTTGAGCGTTTCAGCTTTTATGTTTTTCTGCCAAGCAGTTAAAGAATCGCCGACTGTACCGAGAACATCTTTTATCGATTGGACGAAACCCTTACCTTCGCCAGCTAAATCTTTGAACCCGCTAATCCAACTTTTAAGTTTAAGTAGGATAGCAGTGATGATACCACCGTTAACAAGGTCTAAAAGCGATTTCAGATTACCATTTTGAAATGCGGTACCTAAAGCTTTACCGATACTTGATGCAACCTTGACAACCGCTAGACCGACTTTTTTAATTCCAGTCCAAACAGTGTTCAGAATATTAGCGAATGTCTTAAAGCCCGGCGCTTCGAATTTCCCTCTGAGGTAACTTCCGAATTCTTTTAGTTTGTCAATCGCTTTTCCGAGAAAGCCTACGACACTATCTACAGCCTTACCAAATATATTGGTTTCAGTTACAGACTTTGCTATTCCGCTTACCCAATCGCCAAGGGCTCCGGTAATACCGAGAATTCCTCCACTAAGACCGGTAAATTTCCCGATCAATTGTGCAATACCGCCGGCAATAGCCTTGACGAGTGTTACGCCAATTTTGACAATAGAGAATATTCCTTTAAAAGTTGACTTAAGCTTAGGAGCATTCTTTTCCGTTAACTCTCTAAACTTCGCTGTTAGATCACGAATACGTTCCGTCATCTTGAGTAACTGCTCAGATGTGGTAGGCGGAAATATTTCTCGAAATGCTTCTTTGATCGGTTTGATAATATTAAGAAGCCCGTTGAAAGCATTCTTAAAGGACTCGATCATTTTTGTACGACCGCCGCCTTCAGCCCAACCTTCAAGCATTTTGTTGCGGGCTTCGGATGATTTGTTAATCGCATCACTGAAATAATCAGATACTTCGGTCCACAATTCTTTTGCTTCTTCGAAGTCACCAATTATTAATCGCCAAGAGGTGGTCCAGCCAGAGCCAAGCGCCTCTTTCAGTGTGTCGATTAACTGGGTGAATGTCTTAACCTTGGTTGCGGCCTCGCCTGCTGTTTTAGCCATGTCAGCCATCTGCTTTGCTTGCTCTTGCGAGTATCCTTGACTGACAAACTTTTTAATAGCCGCCTCATATTCTTCTTCAGTATCAGCAGCGGTCGAGAATTGATCAAGTGTCTGTGTCAGAACCTCAGTCGTGAGCCATCCAGTTTTTAATGATTCTCTGAAAGAACCCTCAGCGGCAATAGCGCCTTTGGCGCCAGTTTGCAAATGCTCAGATGTTCTAATAAGAGCATCCTGAAACACCTGACCGCCCATGCCAGCATTAACAACTGAATTCCAGTCCATGAGTTTAACTGTACCAGAAGCAATAGCCTGTGATAGCTGATACATAGCGGTAGATGCCTGTTGTGAACTTGAACCCGATACGGCTGCTAAGTTTGCGATACCTTTAATAGCGCTAACTGAAGTATCGAGTTTAACACCGGCTGCGGTGAAAGTACCGATGTTACGAGTCATTTCGGTAAAGTTATAGATCGTTTTATCGGCATAAGTATTAAGTTCGTCTAACGCTTTATTGACCGTCTTAACATTTGTACCTTCTTTTTGGGTATTAGCTAAGATAGTCTGAACAGCATTCATTTGAGTTTCATACTCTTGAAAACCCGCTTTTATCGGCTCAGTTGTTAAAGCCGTAAGCATACGTTTGCCGGCATTAACCGCGGAGTTTGTAATGTTTGCCAATGCAGTTACTGCCATAACTTCCAATGCAGAGAATTTTGCTCGCACTGTTTCAACACCATTGCTAAGCGCTGAAACATCAAAGTGTTTAGCAGCAGTGTTGACGCTTTCTAAGCCTTTAGCAGCTCCATCGAGATTCAAACTTTTCTTAAGTTTATCGAGCGTTGACATACTAGTTGAAACGTTCTTCTCAAACTGAGCATTGTCAAACCGCATTTCAACGACTCTCTCGTCTACTTTCTTGCTCATAACCCGGTAACCTCCTTCCATGCAGCCTCTGTGATTTTATCAAAAACGGGCTGAATCGCAGGATTAATATAGTCTCTCCCTTGCACCCAGCCCCCGTTTCGAGTTCCGTGTCCATATTGTAAAATAATAGCGATTGGAACCCCTTTATTTACATTTGTGTTGTAAAAACCTATAGTCGCTGACCCATTTTGAATTTCTATCTCATAGTTCCACGAGCTAGCGGTTAAGCCAGTTTCAACAGGTGTCGCAGACGCAAGAGCGGCTACTCCTTCTCGACCATATTTATCGAGATCACTGACTTTAACAGCTTTTTTCGCTCTCTCTAAAAAACGAGTCAGTTTAGAAAAGTCGCCCTTTTGTCTGAAACTAAACATAGGTAAAACCCCTTAAAGCTTGTTTACGAAATCGAGGCTTATCCAGCCGGCGCCAGACTTCAGTTTACCCCAGCCCTTATTAGAACCAGCGCCTTTAGACTCGGCAACGATTGTATATACGCCACGATCTCTGATGCATCCGGTAATGCCGTAATTGGTACCAGCACCTTGACGGATATTAAGAGCCGCCGCCGTTACCTTTATGAGATACGGTTTAAAAGCGGTTGTCGAATTTGCCGGGGTTGATGTCGCACCGACGATTGTTAAGAATTTCACATTTACAGGACTGCAAATAGAATTCTGTCCATCAGTGGATTTGTCGATAACGGCACGATCACCTTTAATCTCAGATACAATCCAGTTCTTCTTAACAACCCATGCCGGAATTTTCTTTCCGTTGTAGTAGGTAGCCCCTTCAGCGATTTTTACAGTGCTGCCAACTTTAATGCCGGAATTGGCAACCGGTTTCGGCTGCGGAGCAGGAGGATTGAGATTCTTGTTTACCTCTGCTGCGATCTCACCCATCTTATTGTAGAGATATGTTCCGGGACAAGATTTAGCTGCAAACCATCTATGGACGGTCATGTTCTGTTTGTCAACCTGACCGATGAGACTCTTATCGCCTTTCCACTTAAGCTCTTTGATGCCGTTTCTCTTACAGATGTCGGTCACGAGTTTAATGAGCGAGGCGTATGCTTTAGCAGTAACGCCGTAAGGTTCTCTGGTATCGGAAGCAACTTCGATAGTTACCGCGCGATGGTCATTGGATGCTGATGACGAGCACCATGAACGGTCCTTCTCTTCAACATACATGCCGATTCGACCATCAAAGCCGATGCCGTAGTTCGAAGATGCCTGTCTCTTAACCGGCGCAAAGATATTACCGAGGGTTTCAACTGAGCACTGACCGACCACGCAATGAATAGTGATTGTATCGATTGCATGGTTACGATTTACAGTTTTATTAGGCGAGATTTTTGTGTAATTAACGAGAGAACTGTTGGTAAATCCCATTATTCTTCATCTCCTTTATTGTTTGAAAGCTCTTCAAGAGCCTCTTCTGAAAGTTCCTCTTCAGAGGTTTCTAAAATGTTCTTTTCTTCAGACATTATAAGATCATCCTTTCGAATTTAATTGTTTTCTTCGAGCAGCATTAAGTGCTGCATTACGACTCATAATTTCTCTCTTACTTCTCTTTTTAGGAGTCTGGTTCTTAATATTACAAACCTTTATCAAGGTGATAAGGCGATTAAGATGCCATTTCTGACACTCAAACGGAATGTTTAACGCCACCATCCAGTAATAAATAAGCTCAGACGTAATCTGCTCTCTATTAATCTTGTTGGTTTTTTCTTCTGTAAACCAAGTGGCTGTCATCGGTGCTTCTATGTATCTATTAATCTGCTCGATGTTACTATTGGTTAAACATCGGTAGACATTTTCATCGACATTCTGTGTGAGTGTCATACATTTAATATAGTCAATGGTTTCCTCACGGGTTTTCGATTCTTTAGAAAGAAACGGCTTACACCATTTGGATTCCCATTTTGAAAGAGAGACAAGGGAGTGCTCTAGTTTTAACTTTTGCTCTTTGGTGGTGATGAACTCGTTATGAATTTCATCCCATAACTCACCTGCTGGTATTGTAATTTCAAGCATGTCATATGCCTCTCGTTGCTTTCTTAGTTAGTAACTTTTAAAGCCGGATGCTCAGCCGCATTGTCAGGTACTTTCGGAATTATTCCGTTAACAAAATCAGCTGCTGCTTTATCATCCGTTGACAACTCCATAAACAGATTCGAATATGCTTCGGTCTGCTTAAATTTGTTATACAACGGTCTACCGTTCTCGTCTTCTTTCAAGAAAAGTTTGCCATCCGGACTCTTCTCACCGTACGCCTTGAGCACCAATTCTTTCCAAATCTTTATAAGCGCCGGCATATCCTGAGCAGCTACGATTCTCTTAACCATATCTTCTAAGCCGCCGGTAGTGCTCAATTCCATTTCCATGCATTCTGCTTTTGTGAGGTTGAAGTAAAAATCTTCAGTTCTTTCATTACCGTTATAGTCGGTATAAGTGATAGTTTTCTTTAACATAATAATTTTTCTCCTTTCAAATAAAAAAAGGAACCGCCAGCTATTCCTGAATACGGTTCCCAAAAATAATTTTTTAATTAGGCTTTAGCCATGAGTTCAGCGATCTCATCCGGCAAAGGCAGACGAGGATCAACAGCACCTGTAGCGTTACCTTCGCCAGTACCGTCTTTACCGTAAAGAATCTCTTCAAGCGCTGCAAGTTTAGTTGCGTCGGCCTTAGTAGAATCGATAACGAGAGATGCTGTCGGCTTAGCACCCGTAACAGATACCGGAGTAGTAGTTAACTCCCAAGAGAAGGTGATAGCTTCAGGACTATCATTGATAGTCGCATATGCCTTTTCAGACGGAGCCGCTGTAGCGCCGTATATGATATGGAGTTTATAGCCATAGTCGTTGCCGGCTACATCGTTACCGAGGGTTGTCTTGTAGCACATACCGAAAGCTTTACGCTTCTGCTGACCGATAGACACACCATCTGCGATTTCGGCAGAACCATCACATTCTGCAAATTCATCCGGATACGTGTAAGCTTCAACAGTCGCTCCGAATTCCTCAACTGACAGAAGATTCAAATATTTGATATCATCTGCATAAAGTGCAGTAGCTTCTGCACCAGAAGGGCTTTCAGTAACAGCCGTAAGACCATTCCACGCTACGCCTTTCGGGTACGTGCCGGTGGTCGACTGCTGATAAAGTACGCCCTGTTTTACGCCGGTTTCATACAAATGTTCGCCGGTCTTATCCCAACCAAGTTTCATTTATAGGTCCTCCTTTTAATAGTAAATCGTAAACACATCATGATGAAGATTGTCCGCCGTATAGTGATTCTCATGTTCACAGTATGGTAACTGCAGTAACTTATCGATATACTCACTATCTGGATTACGATCTATCAAGATGACTTCGTACGGATTTAATGTTTTATACACTAAATTATTAGCATACAATTTATCGATTTTTTTACGTGAATAACGTATTGCGGGGTATTTCATTTGTAACGTCATCGGGGGATCGAAATAGGTATGTCTATCACCATCAGATTCTGTTATGTTAATGATTTCACAAAGAATATCATGTAACTCTAATCTCTTATCCATTGTAGACTCCCCCGATCGTTAGTATGAGACGAGGATACTGGATATCGATATTTGTTATCTTCCATCTAGCACCCATTATCTCTGCATACTTCATGAACGCGAATTTCTCAATGGCGAATGAATCGGATACCACACTAACCTGATTGCTAAGAGTTAAATTATCGTTTGTTCCTTCGGTCGGCGTAGACCAACCTCTAGTGTTTCGAATAATATCCCCGTAATATTTTCGCTCTGTGACTTTATCGTCCCATACCCCTGGAGTTGTCTGTACATGCTCAATAAAACCAATCGTTCCGCACCATTTCGCCATTTTGAAATTTCACCTCAATTAATTAGTCAGCGACAGAAACCAAAGTAGCAGTCGCCGCAGTTCCGGCAGTGCTTCCAGCCTTAGCATAGGTAACCGTGCCGATTTTGCTCGCTACCGAAAAAGCTACCGGAATGAAATAGTCAGAACCGATCTTGATTATGGCTCTCTTAAGGAAAGCTTCCTGAAGATCGCTGGTCTTAAACTGTACGGTGCATGCTTCATCAGCATATGCTTTGCCGTCGCTGCCTTTGCCGTAAATCATATACGCGTAAACGTTTTTGTCTTTAGCCTGAATAAATTTCTTATCCATCATTATTTACCTCCTATATAATTAACCTTCGGCGTTGGTAACATCTTCTTCAAGAGCGATAGCCGAATACCACTCAACAAGAGCACCAGAAACGCGGGTTTCAAGAAGAAGCTTGTACTGGTTGAAGTCGATATCGAAATCATCGAACTTGGTGATCTCGCCGCCCTTTACGCAGCCGAGCTGATAATCAGCAAGGTTGACAAAGAGACCAAGCAACTTCTTAGTTTTGCTGTCAGAGGTAGTGCGGGTAAGACCCTCGAACTGCTCAACAGTCTTGATGTCCTTAACATTCAGAGCCGCAACGAGATCAGCTTTAGATGAATAGATGCGACGGCCGTTAAGGTCACGAGCCAGCAGCATTACGTTAAGCAGATGCGGAGTGCAGTAGAATGTAAGGTTGCCTGAACCCTTATACTTCTCGCGAGAATAGAGGGCAGCTTCGATGATAGCCTCAGCATAAACATAGTTATCGCCGAAGTTAGCGCTGGTATTGGTGCCCTGAAGCTTCGCCTTAGCGGCGGCGATGTCAACATCCTGATGGATGCAATACATATCGTCATCATGCCAAATCGGACGAAGATGATCTTCTTTGATCTTATCAGGATCGAGGTCATCGCGACCGTCGCCGATCATGATTGCAGTAGCAAGAGTCTGGTCCATGGTATGACGCATGATCTTCCACTGATATGCGATAATATCAAACTCGGTGATGTCAAGAACATCGTCACGGTTGATAGTATCTTTTACATAGATGGTCTGAGCGTCATGAGTACGACCAAGCAGCTTGATCTTCTGTCCATCTTTCTTGTAATCGCCTTTCTTGTAGCCGAATGCCTTCAGTTCAGCCTGGCGAGCATCGGCGCGGCGAGTACGAACACGGCTATAAGGAGACTTATGTACTCCGTTGATAACGCTGGATACCCAAGTGTCATCGGGATAGAGAATCTTCGGCTCAGCCGGATCGATAAGCTTGTACTCCGGGAGAAGCATACCCATGGTCTCAGCATCGAAAGCATCGTGCTGGAGCTCATTCTCGGATTCATATATCTCCATGGCCTGTTTGAAGCTACCTACGTTGGGCTGCTTCGCTAATGAAAGGATGCTGTTCATGTCGTCATGACTAAGAACATTTGCGTTGGTCTGATCTTCCTGATCAAATACGTTGTGTTTCATTGTTTCATTTCCTCCTTCAGAATTTTCATCATTGTCGCCTTCATCCGATACACCTGCATCTTCGAGGGCCTGACCGATCATTGCGTAAACTACGGTCTTCTGTTTTTCGTTGAGTGTATTAAATACATCAGCAACGGTCTCTTCGCCTTCCTCGGCGGTCTTGGTTTCTTTGTTGTCGGTATTTTCTGCCACTTTATTATCCTCCTTCGTAGCATCTTTCTTTTCTTCCGCTTTATCTGCAGAATGGATAATGATGTTTTCGTTGTAGCTGGCATAGAGTTCAGAAATGCTGTCGTCATCGCCATCATCGCTATGTGCCATGACACAATCAATGTACGCTCCCGGGTTCGCACCGGCAAGTACCAAACTTAATTCTTTGATATCACCATGCAGCACTTCTCTGGAGCCATTTGCCAGCTTATTCTGCTGAAGCTTATTGGCCCATATGGACAACGAGCTAACATCGCCATTATGGACTAATGCATTAGCAGTCTGACCAGCGTCCGTGTCATTGAAATAGCAATAAGCATAAACGCCTTCATCACGATTTTCGAGAAATGCGTGTCCGAGAACAGCAGCAGGATCGTCGTGATTATGGTTATATACCAGAGCTACTTTTTTACCATCATTACCCTTGAATGCGTCTTTCTTGATTATTCGACCATCACCGCAAAGCAAGTCATTACGTGTGGCCCAACCCGAAAAGTCGCAATCTGAGTATTTGGAATTGCCCATTTTGATTTTCCTCCTTCATTAAGATTATTTAGATCAAATCACTTATTGGCGTGTCTGCTAACGAAGGGCCTTTCTCTTCAGGAATTTCCTCGCCTTCTGCCGGCATTTCTTCCATCTGCTGGTTACCTTCTGACTGACTGATGTTACTGTTTACAAGCTGATCAGCCTTCGGATCATCCGACGGTTTCATACCAATAATTTGTCGAATCTCATTCGATGTGAGAATCTCATTTCGAGTAAACTTATCCGCGATTTCCGCAATGTCGTTAACCGGAACAAGTTTAAACGGATCTCTGAAGAATAAGATTGACTGACCTTGTGACCTAGCGGTTTTGGTTAGAAACTTTCGTTTCAATTCGTCAACAATAGCCGATACAATAGGCTCGATAGTTCGATTGTTATAGTTGAGCATTGTCTTCTCATCTGCAGTGCCATCCAAAATAGCCTGAGTGATCCCTAACTGGCTGTATAGCGTACTCGTTAAAGATTCAATCTGCTTTAATAGATTGTTTTCTACAGAACGATTCAACTGAGTGATGCGTTCGGTACCATCAGCATAGGCAATGCCATACTTGGAACCTGCCAATTGCATTTCTATATCTTTACGGCGTTGTTCCGCCTGTTGACGTCTCGCTTCTGTCTTGATTATGTATGGAAGCTGAATAATCAAATCCAGTTTTCCAGAAGCTGTTTGCTCATCCGTTATATCCAATAAGCTGAGCTTTCTTATTAGACGCTGCATCGTTGAGTTAGGCTCATTAATAACCGCATATAATGGATTTTCAATAATTGCTACCGTGCTTTTTGGAACAGTGATGTCCTCTTTTTTGCCAGTTCGTTCATTGTAAACCCTTACTTTTACATGCGCCGGATACCATTCCAGTACCTTACCAGTTCGCATCGACAGAATGTCATATGAACTAGTGGTAGTTGGGTTAACTGAAGTATCCGTCGGAACTAATACCACACATCCTTCATCAAACATCGACATAACCGCATCTTGTATGAATGCTCGACCTGTCTGATCGAGATTGGCTTCTAAGTTCAAGCATGTATTAAGACCAGAATCGACTACTGAAACAAATCTTTCGTTTTCATCTAGTCTACAGTGCTTAATACTTACAGCTGATACATCCAATGCTATTCGGTTATAAATTGATGTGACGATAGTACGCTCATTACCCCGAGTGAATCTAACTCTATCCGGTCGATTAGTATACGAAGTACCATAATCCCGGTAGCCATATGTAGGATCTCGGTTCCTAAATGCATTCCAGGCGTGTCTCAGCCTAGATCCTAAAGATTGCTCCATTTTGAATTCAACTCCTTAGCTCAGTGTATCTTGGAGTAGATCGTAGCAGCCCCCACTCCATAAGCAGCGAGAAACAGTGCAGTATTACGCCAAGCATCGCCTTTGGCTTTCTTAGTGGCTTCGGCAACAGACATATTGTTATCTACCACATACTTTGCGGCCTTCTTTCTTGTAGCAGAGTTGTAGACAAGCTTTTCAACGGCCGAAGCATTCTTGTTCATCTTTGCATATTCGCTTTGAATCTTCGAGGCGCGTTTCGCCTTAGCAGTCGTAGACCTCGTTTTCGGAGCCGAGGATCCGTTTTTATGGTCATCAAGCATTTTGTCGCCGCCGACTTTATAGTATTCTTTCAGTGCATCTCGCTCTCTCTTGATTCGGCTTTTCTGATTTTTGTTCATACCGATCGAACCAAACGTGCCGAGTGCTCCGCCAGCAGCACTACTTGTGAGCCGTCTTCCAATTGCAGCTCCGGCATTTTTAGATCTTGCAACGACGACACCATTACTGGCTCTATACTTTCCGTTTCTGGTTATAGAACCGCCACGAGAAGTAGGATCATATACTTTTCTCTTTCCCCACTTCATACCGAGGATGCCGTAGTGCATTAATTCATTGTTATTCATACTATTCACCTCCCCTTAATCAAAAGCTTCTCTATTGAGTTTGAAAGCAACGTAAGCGTCCAACATAGCTGCGACAGCGTCTATCTTGTCAGGCCTACGATTCTTTAAAAGTTTTCTGTTACCATTGGTATCTTCCAAAGTGATGCAGTTACCCATTGCAAACTGCATGAGTTGCTCATCAAACAAAAGCATCCGCTCTTCAGAGAGTTTCTTTAACTCACCCAAAGGAACAGATTCTGTTCGTGCACCCTGTATAACTTTTTCAATACCAAACGGACCGTTTTCTTTTTCCCAACGCTCGACAAATTCACGAGCATTATACGGGTCAAAGCCGAAACATCGGACGTCATACTCACATTGCGAAATGTGATTGTCCAAGTCGTCATAAACTTGCATCATGTCAAGAACCGTTCCAGGCATGACTATTAAGCTACCTTCATTCATGAACTGATCATACTTAACCCTCATAGCTTGTGGTAGTTTCATAAGTGTTAATTCGGTAATATAGTTTCGAGTCTTAATTCCGAAAGCACCACTCGGTAACGGGAACATAAATGTAAACGCACAGAAGTCATCACCTTGCGAAAGGTCCGCTCCCAATGTGCATGGCATTTGCCAGTAATCTCGCTTCCGTTTTTGCGGGAGTGTTTCTTCATAAGTGAAGTAATATGTATAGCCTTCCATCGGAATACCAAAGCGTTTAGCCAAAATATCGTTTCTGGCTGCCGGAGCTTTTTCAGCTTTTTCCACATCCAATTGATATGTTTCATATGTTACGGTTTTGCCTAGATTCGGATTAGCTTTAATCCACATTTCAGGATTAGATACTTCATCTATTGAATCGAGTTTATACCACCAAATGGACGTATGAATATTAGGGTAATCGCCCTTAAGGATGTCCATTAACTCCATTTTGATTGTATCGCCGCTACCGTTACGAACTGTACCTTCTGAACTAATCGCTACTATTAAATAGTCGTCATTGGAACCGCCGCCCTGCTCTTTGGCAGCACCTTGCTCCAAAGCTCCGACTACATCTTCGCGTATATCGCCAGAAAGCCATTCGTCCACCGTAGCAACTTTTACTCGCAAACCCTGTAGCTTGTCAACTGACATCGGACGCACTTCCAAAAGTGAACCTGTCAGAAAATTCTGAATTCCCTTCTTAGTACTAGCCAACATAGCACGATCCGCTTTCGAGCCAGTGGTATTATGTAAAGACCCAGCAGTAAGCATTTTATACAGCGGACCTCGAGCTCTTGTAATAGCAGTTCGAATAGGTGACATGACTTCTTCAGCCTGAGCCATAGTCGGTGCAGTCGTGACCTGATGCGTTGTGGATGTGTCAACATTGAGAAAGAAATTCTGAATGCATGATGCATACATTGACTTAGCAGCACCACGAGCAACAATCAGATACTGTTTTTTAATCAGTCGCTTCTTTATCGTTTTATTAACATAGTGTCCACCGTGTCCATCGGGAGACGGCTCATATATACTTCTTTCAACGAAGTAATACCAACCGAATATCTGCTCAGCCCAAAGTTTGAATGATTCGAGTAGATGTAGATCCTCACCATTGGTTAATGTGAGTTCGTTTTCGCAATACTCAACAAAACCATTAATAGCTTCATCATCATACCAAACACCAGGATTGGCTATGAGGTCATCTATTCGGTTCATCTCCATCTCGATCTCTTTGCAAATCGGGATTTCGCCTCGCATTACGGCATCACGAAACTGGCCGTAATATTTAGGCACGGCAGTGTTTGATAATGCCATTTAGTTCAACTCCTGTTTAGACATGACCTCTGGATCATTCATTTTGAATCACCCCTTTAATTCTTTAATAGCCAACGCTATACCGAGCGCTGAGCTGCCTATAGCTAAAACTGTGCCGGCAGTATCGAGAGTCGCCTTAGCATACTTCCTACCCTTTGATACCGTTTCCGGTGCAAACATATCAGTATACTGCTTTTCAAGATTAGCTCGATTAATGCGCTCTCTGAGCTGCTGGTCTGACATTTTGCTAAGATCCATACTTTTACGTTTCTTAGGTATTTTGTCCAAAATCTGACTGGCTTGCTTAACCGCATTTGATGTGCTATCGACAACCTCTTTACGTCGCTTAGTATCTTCCTTAACCCAACGATGCGGATCAGGTCCGTCGATGTTTATACGGTTATCTTTCTTCTTAGCATTGTTCTCTCGAACGTCTCGATCATATCGCTTTTTACCGGCGGGGGTCAGTCCGCCGTCTTTATTCTGGTAACGCCTAACGCCCCACTTCATACCCGGAACGCCATAATGCATTAATTCGTTGTCGTTCATTTTGAATCACCCCTTATCCGCGGAAACGTTGAGTCTCCATTCTAGTTCGCTTATTTGTCGATTTATGGCTTCGGTTACAACGGAACTAGTCGGAGGATCGAACAGCAAACGGACTTTGAGGTATATGTATGATTTAATGGGTTCAATACTTTTACTACCAGAGGTGAAATCATCCCATATAGCTGAATCATCTTCTATACTAAAGCAATCGCTTGGGCCTACGCCCAGCTGATTCAGGATCATAAATACTGTATTGATATGCATGATTATGTCCTGATCAAACTCTTCGTAATCCTCAGCAATACCAAGTAATTTCTTTATAGATGTCAGTATACTTTCTTCCATATAAATACCTCCTTTTAACGCCTCCAAGGGCACATGTCATTTTTGCTTCGCTCGATCGGAGATCCAAACAGTAAATCTCTGTTACCGTAGTGAATAGCTTGATGTGTATTGTGTGTTACACATATCACATTCTCCGGGTCAAAGACACATGAATTATTATTAATCACATCATCCACCGTAATCGGATTAATATGATGAATCATAATTTTCGGTCTACAGATCTTGCCATCTTTATCTCGAAATGAGCGAACTTCATAGCCTTCGCATGCCAAATCGCAACCGTTATCTCGGATGATTATCTCATCCCTGAACCGTCGCCATTGTGGTGATGTATAAAGTATCTGATTTAGATAGCGATCATGACCAAATGTTTCTTGACCAACTTTTCCGTCTAACCGTAAATATTCATAACGATCTTCAAATGTGGGAATAGTGATTACTTCAGAATATAATCTAATACTCATCCGAATCACCATTTCCACTATAAGTTCGCATAGCCTTGATTGCTGCTTCAAAGAGTTCTTCCGTCTTCTTAGCAGATTGAAGAGCCTCGGTCTTAGCCTGTAGGAGTTTGTTCTCCTCCTTCAGTTTCTCCATCTCCAACTGGTTTTTCATAGAACCGAGTTTGAGAAAATGTGTTGTCTCCTGCGAGGAGGCCGTACCTTCTAAGAGCCGACGCTCTACTAAATCGACAGCTAATGCTATTAGTTGATTCTCCCTTGCTTCTGGGGTTAAGGCCGGTCTGATTTTTCTCGGCTGTTCAGGAGAACCCTTAACTTTTGCCATTGCTGTCGTCTCCTTTCTTGAATTGTGGTGGATTATTCCGCAGTATCAGGATACTGATTTCGAATATCAGCTTTAGCTGCAGAGATCATTGTAGTAAGCTTGTCAGCTTTCTCGTTTCCTTCTGCCTGATATTCCTGCCAAAGCTTATTAGCTTCGTCTACAGTTAAAGTCTCGCCATCATAGGTGATGCACTTCTCTGTTTCGTATGCTCTTTCTCTCAACTCTTTAGGAGTCAGAGGGATATATTCCCAATGAACACCCTCAGTCTCATTATAAGAAAGGACTGCGCGAGTATTAGGATAATCAATACACGCAGGATAAGTTTCCTGCGTGATGATCCGGTCATATGACTCCTGATTGGATATCAGAATCGCTTTAGAATCTTTTATTGTATAGATGTACATTTGGGTTCCTCCTTTGTTTTAGTGCTTATATGACAATGATGTTGTGCGTTGTAAGTTGCCAATGACTCGATGATCCAATCTTAATGATTGTTTCGTCGGCAGTTACTACTTTGAAAACTGCACTACTAGAATTACAAATAGATGATGCCGTACGTGTCGTGAAGTATGGTGTATTAGTCCCATATGTATTTCCAACGCTATAAAGAGTATTTGCGTTAAAATATGAAAACCCGTTTACAAATGTATCAGACGTTTGATTTCCCCAACCTTTAACGCCTGCCATTACGCAAGTTGGAATACGTCCTAAATTATGAGTGATAGTAATATAGTTCAATTTATCTGTTGGTGTAAATGTTCCTACATAAGCAGCCATTCCCGGCACGTTCACTGTCACTCCAACGCTCGATAAAGCATCATGCGGTGAGTCGGGCATGATGGTAGTAGTACCATTTGAGGTAATGGTGACGGATTTATTGCTAAAACTCAGCGAGTTTGACGTAGCATTAACCTTCAGCCAGGTCAAGAGTGCGCCGGTAGGTGGTTCCGTGAATACGATATGCTTGGCATTTTCCATCCACGTTGTCGAGTCCACGATATAGGCGCAAGTGGTGGCATTGTTGCCGCTCACATAGTTTAACGATGCCAAAGGCTGAGTTCCATATTTTATGGTGTTATACGTAACGGTGCTCAACTGCGGACAGTAGAAGTCTATATCTGTTTCCGGGCACGATGCTGCATC